CTCTTCCGATCTTGATGACAGTGGCGCGAAGTACTACCAGCCCAGTGATACATACGAAGAGGATCTCTGCGAATGGATACTTGAAGAAGAAGTTGAGGCCGGGAGAGACGAATACCGTGACGCGTGGTGGACGTATATCGGAGAATATGACGACTGAGAAGAACTGGTGATGGTGCGGATGAATTGTTTGAAATAACTGGTGTTTTTCTTTTTGGAATATCAAGCTAATTGTATAATATGATAGGAGCGTGGTTTTATAGGGAAACAGTTGGCCTGTCAGAAATTCATCTATAAGATACACAGCAGCAGGCTGCGGACAAACCAGTGGAGGCTGACGCTGCCGATTGACGAAGCGCGCAGGAATGACGAGGTGATCTCGCTGGCGGACAGTCAGATCCTGCGCTGGATCGACGAGCTGAATGGAATCGCTGACGCGGACGCAGCGGCGCGCGACATCAAGCTAAAAATAAAATATGCCAAGCGTAAGGGCAATGACGCCAAGACGAAAAAGACAATCCGGCAGCTCTACCGTGAGTTGGATGCGGTGCAGTTCAAACCCGATTATATGTGCCTGATCATAGACAGGGAGAAGGACTATCATCGGGCCTGCAAAGGGTTCACGATCAACGGAGTGCGGTATGTCAGGCTGCTGGGTACGAACGGAGGAATCAAGAACTCTACGATCGTATTCGTCAGTGAACGGCTGGCACCGGAGCTGAAGCGGAGGATCGAAAACGGGCGCGACCCGGAAAAGAAGCTGGTGACTGCGAAGCTGGAGGCCTACAAGGCGCTCACATGCTCGGCGTCCGTGCCGGTGTCGCTGCCACACGGTATTCTGGTGGTGGACGATGTGGAGACGTCCTTCACCTCTGATATTCTGTACCTGACGGATGAGGGAGACGGCGAGCCGGTGATGGAACTGCGGGAGCAGGAGCCCGTTACGATGGACGCTTCGGACGGATTCGGTCTGATGCTCCCCTCTCTCGCAGAGCGATGGAGCAAGGAGCTCGGACTGGACTATGTCATGAGCGGATGCAACACGCGGTTCTGCTGGGAGAAGGGCATGGTGTTCACATTCGACTTCGTAGACTTTGCGGAGAAGGTTGCCGGGTGTTATACCGTCCGGGATGCCTGGGGAGACGAGGTGGATATCCGGAATGTCGAACTGGTGCTGACGGTATCCATGCTTAAGCTCTGGGACAGCTATAAAAGCTGCGACAGTTATGTGCAGACATCGCTGAGCAACGGATATACCTTTGGAGTGCCGAAGGTGTGCCCGAAGGAGCTGGAGAGCGAGCGCAATCTGAACTATCAGTTTATCCAGAGTTATCAGCTCAGCGACGAGGAGATCGACGAGCTGATCGGCCCGACGGTGGACGGGATCGAAGGCGCAACCGGGGCGGATTGGAACAAGACGGTACTGTATCTGAAGGGCTCCGGGATTAACGCGCAGAACGTCGAATCGCTCCCAAACGACTATGTGAAGGCCGTCATGATCGATCGGGAGATGCTGAACGATCCGTATGTGGTCAGCAGTATCTATCAGCTGATCCGGAACCGGATCAACCAGGCGAAGGTCGGCGTGCTGCAGGTACACGGGAACTACTCCGTCATCTCCGGGGATCCGTACCTGCTGTGCCAGAACATCTTCGATCTGGAGACGACAGGGCTGCTGCGGGCCGGAGAAATCTACAACCAGTACTGGGTTGATCGCGGGGCGAAGGCGCTGGCCTGCTACCGCGCGCCGATGACATGCCATAACAATATCCGGCTGGTGCATCCGGTGGATCGGGAGGACGTGCGGTACTGGTACCGGTACATCCATACGGCTACCGTCTTGAACGGCTGGGATACGATGACTGCAGCTCTGAACGGCGCTGATATGGACGGAGACCAGGTGATGCTGACGGACAACCGGGTGTTGGTGGAAAAGCTCACTCCCCTTCCGGCTCTGATGTGCGCACAGCGGAAGGCAGAAAAGAAGATCTCAACGGAGCAGGACTTCATCCGGTCGAATATTGAAAGCTTCGGCAACAGCATCGGTCAAACAACGAACTGGATCACGTCCATGTTTGAGGTGAGATCGCACTTCCAGGAAGACTCTCCGGAATACGAGGTGTTGAGCTATCGGATCCGCTGCGGTCAGCTTTATCAGCAGAACGAGATCGATAAGGCCAAAGGAATTGTGTGTAAGCCGATGCCGAAGTCATGGCACGACAGACACGAGGCAAACCGTATGGCAGATCCGATGGATCGGGAACTCTACATGGAGATCGTTGCGGACAAGAAGCCGTACTTTATGCGGTATATCTATCCGTCCCTGATGAAGCAGTACAATACATATCTGAAGAATACAGACAGAAACGCCATGCGGGAGTTCCAGATGACGGTGAAGGAGCTGAAGGAGATCCCGCAGGAGGAGCGTACGGAGCGGCAGGCGGAGTTCCTGAAATACTTTGATCTCCGGATGCCGGTCGGAATCGGCGACTGTGTGATGAACAGAATCTGTCGGAAAATCGAGGGTATTTTCTGCGGATACGTCGGAAAGCGGAATACGAAGACGGCATTCGACTACAGCATCATGAAGAGCGACGTTGAGTATCTGCCGAAGCAGTATAACGCCATCAGAAAACTCTACGAGGATTACAACAGGAGGGTTTCGCTGTATCTGATCTATGCGGAATACGAGAGGGTGGATGACCTCGACAGCTTTGAGGAGCTGGCGGCGATGGATGAAGAGTTCCGGAAGGAGTGCGACAAGATCTGCCCGGACAGGCGGGCGCTGTGCAACATCGTGCTCGATCTGTGTTATACGCGCAGCGCAACACAGCGGTTTGCCTGGAGTATGTGCGGTGATGAGATCATCCGGAATCTGTTGGAGCGGAACGCGTGGAAGATACAGTATCCAACGCTGAGCGAGAGCGGCGAGATTGTGTATGGCGGAAAGAGATTTACGGTGGAGACAAAGGAGGTCAAGGCAGAATATGACGATTGTACTGAATGAACATGACTGGGCTGAGGAGATGATCACGTCGCGGTCGTTGGGGAAGAAGCCGTTCGAGACTCTGTGCCGGGTCGCCAGATACTATCTGGACAACGGCATCCCAAAACGCGAGGTGCGCAGAATGCTGGACGCATTCCTCATCCAGTGCGAGCCGACGGCGTCGCTCCCGAAGTGGACGACCGTACTTGACAGCGCGCTGTCCAGGGCGATGAAGCGCGCATCGATCAACCTGGAATATATCGAGATCACGAAGCCGGAGATGGAGCGGATTGACGCCCTCGGCGGAAAGCAGATTCGCCGGCTCGCATTCACGCTGCTCTGTCTCTCCAAATATTGGAACGCCGTCAGCGGACGCAGCGACGGCTGGGTGAACAGCCAGGATTCAGACATCATGCGGATGGCGAACATCGATACTTCTATCAAGCGGCAGAGCCTGATGTTCTACAACTTGAACGCGGAGGGGATGATCAAATTCTCCAGGAAGGTAGACAACACGAACGTACAGGTGTGCTTTGCGGAAGAGGGAGAGCCGGCGCTCCGTATTACGGATTTCAGGAACCTCGGTTATCAGTACATAAGGTATCACGGCGGCCCGTATTTTGAATGTGAGAATTGCGGCCTTGTAACAAAAATCGAGAAAGCGTCCGCACGAGGGCCGAAGCAGAAGTACTGCAGGGAGTGCGCTGCGCAGATTGCAAGTCGGCAAAATGTCCGCTCTGTGATGAAATCCAGGGGTAAGGTACCCTCCGCATCCTGACGGATATCCGGGCCAAGGGATGTTGTTCCGTCAGCGGTGTGACGGATATACCCATGTCGCTGGAAGAATAATCTGTCTGCAGCGTGACGGATATAATGGAAATTCACGGAGGCTCTGCCTGCAGCGTGGCGCTTATGACGAAACCACACAGGATGGTTTTGTCCGCAGCGTCACGCGCATGTGGAACTGTTGGAAATAATTCACCCTCAAAACCCTAATAAATACTGGGGTTTTGAGGGATTTGATGCAGTGTTTATATGGAGAGATAATAACAAATTTACTTTTTTCTCCAACAAATTTTGAAGAAAAGGATGATGAAATTTTGGTTCCTGTTACAAAGGAAGAGAAGTTCGCAATTCTGGCGCAGTTTCCGAAGACGCACTTTGTGCGCACCATGAAACAGAAGAGCAAGCGTCACCATTACTACTGCGAAGAGGCGCCGCAGGTCATGCGGTATCTCAACCGCATCAGAAAGGGTGGTGCCAGTGCAGCTGGAACAGCGACAAGGCGAAAGTAAGCTACAGCATCACAGAAGGCTGATCGAAGGGAAACTGACAGACAAGACGCTGGCGGATGTGGATTATACAGAGCTGGCGGAATACGTATACGGTCAGGCATATTCCTCTGACGTTGCCAGACGGATGATGTACGGGAGCAAAAAGACGCTGGATCTGCTGGATGAGGAACGGCGCGACAAGGTGGAAGACACCGGGCAGGCGGTGGAAATCGACATCAAGCTCGCGGAGCTGCGGAAGGAACAGCAGAAATTCTACGATCAGCGGGCAGCGTACAACAAGCTTCTGCGTGATCGTGCCCGGGAGGAAGAGCTGAACGAGATCATCAGGAGATGTATCGAGTCCGGGAGTCTGCCGGAGCTGAAATACGAAGACGAAGTGCTGCGCCATGTTGTGGGCGACAATACGCTGCTGGTGAGCCTGAACGATCTGCACTACGGTGCGAACGTAAACAACGCCTGGTGTACATATAACTCCAATGTCTGCGCGGAGATGATGGCGCGGTATCTGGAGAGAATTGTCTCCATCGGGAATATGATGATGAGTGAGGACTGTGTTGTATGGGGCGCCGGGGATATGATCTCCGGGAATATCCATCGGAGCATACAGGTGTCCAATAAGGAGAACGTGATCGAGCAGGTCATGGGAGTCAGCGAGCTGATCGCGGAGTTCCTGGCAGGTCTGAGCCGGCACTTCCGCACGGTGCGCTTTGTAAGCGTGGCAGGAAATCACAGCCGGATTGAACCGAACAAAGACAACGCCATCACCGGTGAGCGCATGGACAATCTGATCGAATGGTACCTGGCGGCGAGGCTGCAGAACTTTGAGAACGTCATTATCGACGACAGCCATAAGCTCGACAATACGATCAGTATGTTTACCGTGCGCGGGAAAAACTACCTGATGGTGCACGGAGACTTTGACAACAGCGTCGGGAAGGTGCAGGCGCTGCGCGCGATGGTACAGGAGCCGGTGTACGCCATCCTGTCCGGGCACATGCATCACAACCAGACGGACGTGGTACAGGGTGTGCGGACGGTCATGGCTGGGAGCTTCCAGGGCATGGATCAGTTCTGTGTGGAGAAGCGCATCGTCGGCAAGCCGGAGCAGATGGTATGCGTCTGCGACGAGAACGGTATCCGGTGCCATTACGATATTGAATTAGATAATTGACGGAGTCTGTCCGGCTGTCCAAATATCGGAGCTTGATTCTGACCAGCCCTCTCCGAGGCACAGCCGTGACAGCGGTATGTTATACAACCCACTGATGAGAGCCTCCCGTCAATCCAGGGAGTGCCTGGGCATGTGGTGAGAGGAGAGTCCCTGCCTTAGTGGGAACCGGAAAAAGCGGCTGGAACAAACTGCGGCGGCTCAGTTAGATGGGATAAGCGCCTGCGCTCGTCCCTGGTTTACAACCGCAAACCGCTGGCGTATGCGGGATAGTAATTGGCGTACAGGTTTGGAATTCACCGCGGGTCCACCAACGGGCTCACCGTAACAGTCGGATTTTAATGAATCAATGGAGGTGAAGCTGCGTGGGTCGAAAGACAAAGATGAACTCTATCACCTCTCCGGAGAAGCTCGCGCAGGTGAACCCGGAGAATACGCGTCTGGTTGACGACTTCCTGAATTATCTGCGTTCCACGGAGCGCAGCGAGACAACGATACACGGATACCGGAACGATCTGGAGATCGCGATGGTCTGGTGTCTGGAACAGAACGGGAACAAGCCTTTCACGGAGTGGACGAAGAGAAACATCGTGGCATTCCAGAACTGGCTGATGTTCACCAACGAGAACAGCCCGGCGCGGGTGCGGCGGATGAAGGCCGCGCTCTCCTCCATGTCCAACTATGTGGAGAACGTACTGGACGACGAGTATCCGGGCTTCCGGAACATCATCAACAAAATCGAGAGTCCGCTCAACCGCCCAGTCCGCGAGAAGACAGTATGGGAAGAAGAAGATCTGGAGGAGTTGCTGGAGAAGCTGGTCGCCGGGAAACAGTACGAGAAGGCGTGCATGCTGGCGCTCGCCGTATACGGCGGACGGCGCAAGGCAGAGCTCTGCCGGTTCCGGGTGTCTGACTTTGACGACGACAAGCTGGTTTGCAGCAACGCCCTGTACAAGAGCGCACCCATCAAGACGAAGGGTAAGGGCGGCGGGAAGATCATCCCATGCTATACGCTGGCAAAGAAATTCAAGCCATACCTCGACCTATGGATGGAGGAGCGGAAAGAGAATGGCATCGAGAGCGAATGGCTGTTCCCGAATCCGGATGATCCGAAGGAACAGGTACCGATCTCAACAGTGAACAGCTGGGCGAATACCTTCAGCAGACTGTCTGGGAGGAACTTCTACTGGCACAGTCTGCGGCACGCATTCACGACCAGTCTCGCGAAAGCGGGCATCCCGGACAGCGTAATCCAGACGATCGTCAACTGGGAGAGCGCAGACATGGTGCGCATCTACAAAGATATCGACGCGGACGACGAGATCGGGATGTACTTCAAAGACGGCGACATTATCGCGCCGGAGCAGAAGGGTCTCAGCGAGCTGTAACGATACCACAGATAAAACGCAGGGACAGCAGCATGAGCGGCAGTGCCGCCGTATGGGTATCCCGGCGGTTTTATTATTATTTTTTTATTAGTTTAATCTAACCATAGTCGACACGACGGGTCGAACCTTATGTGGACGGTTGAGTTTACAAGGTATGGGGAAAAGGAGAAGGAACATGGTAAGAAAGGAACTGGTGCGGCGCATTGCGTCCGTGCTGCGAGAAAACAATATACGAAAACCGATATCGGTCCCGAAACAGGTGTTTCACATTTCGGACGATGAGGGGAACCATACGAATTTCTCTGTCAAGAAGACAGAGAAAAGCGTGCTGTTTACCATTGAAGATATTGAGGCAATCCTGGATGTGCTGCAGTATGTGATCCAGGAGGCTATCAAGGAAGGCGAAGAGATCTCCGTATTCGGATTCGGAAAGCTTGGGCTGCGGTATCTCAAACCGAAGACAGTGAAGAACGTACTGGACGGACAGCCAGTGAACATCCCAGGCTATTATGCACCGCGCTTTCTGCCGGGCAATGATCTGAAGCGATGCGCACAGCTGTACACGCAGAAAATGGAAGATATGAAAATCAACGAGCCGCTGCCAATCTTCCGGGAAGAGGATGACTGAAGATGCCGATCGAGGTATCGAACGAGCGAACATCCTGCTGTCGGTGCGGCACGGCATACGGCAGAAAGAAGGGATACTTCCCTGTCAGCTACGGCGCTCTCTATAAGGGCGCAGGATACCTCCCCTACTGTAAGAGCTGCGTGGACACGATGTACAACGATTATCTCGCTCAGAGCGGAGACGTGAACACAGCGGTACGGCAAATGTGCAGAAAGCTCGATCTCTACTGGAACGAGACGGTGTGCGAGTCGGTGGCGAAGAAGGCAACGACGCGCACCATGATGACGAACTATATCCAGAGGATCAACAACATTGCGTATGCGGGAAAGTGTTATGACGACACGCTGGCAGAGGAAGGGCGACTCTGGAAGTTCAATGAAGGCGCCGTAGTTGATGCAGTCGGATTGTCGCCGGACGGGCTGCAGGTATCCGGGATCAGGAGCGGAGACAGCGACGACACGGACGGAGACGGCGTAGAATTCGACGACATCCCCGAGGAGGTCATCCAGTACTGGGGGCCCGGGTACACTCCGGAGCGGTACCAGGATCTGGAGACAAGACGGACATACTGGATCAACAACCTGCCGGACGGCATAACGCCGGACGTCGGCATGGAGGCACTGATCCGGCAAATCTGCGTGCTGGAGATTGACATCAACCGTCTCAGTGCGTCCGGAAAATCTGCGGAGAAGCAGATCGGTATGCTGGATAAGCTGATCAGTTCCATGAACCTGAAACCTGGACAGAAGGGCGACGACAGTGGGTTTGACAAAACGCCATTCGGCGTATGGATCGACAGGCTGGAGCACGAGCGCCCGGTGGCAGATCCCGATCCGGAGTTGAGCGACGTGGACGGAATTGCACAGAAAATATCCACATGGTTCTACGGGCATGCCAGCAAGATGCTGGGCATCAAGAATCTGTTCTGCAAGCTGTATGAGGATAAGATGGAAGAGTTCCGTATTGAGCGCGGCGAATCCGAGGATGAGGAGGACGACGGATACGAGAGCCTCTTCAACCGGATCTTTGGCGGCGGTGCGGACGGATGAATGACAGATACAACAGAATCCTGAAGGGCGTATCAACATGGACGGCATACTACCGGGCGAATATCCACCGGTTTGCGGCGGACTATCTGCATCTGGAGCTGCACTGGTTCCAGAAGATTCTGCTGTTCATGATGAACATCAACATTGTGGCGGTGTACATCGGCAGCCGCGGTCAGGGAAAAACATGGCTATGCGCGGTGTACTGCTGCTGCAGAGCGATCCTGTACCCGCATTCCAAAATATGCCTCGCGTCCGGAACGAGGGGTCAGGCCTATCAGATCATCGAAAAGATACAGACTGACTTAATCCCCTATTCGCCTGAGCTCAACGCGGAGATCGACTGGAAGGCGTCCAGGTTTAACGGAACGCAGGCCATCGTATACTTCCGCAACGGCAGCTTCATCAAGGTCGTCACAGCGGGAGAATCCGCGCGAGGCAACAGAGCGCATGTCCTGATCCTGGACGAGTTCAGGCTGATCGATAAGGATACAATCGACACCATCCTGAGAAAGTTCCTGTCGTCGAAGCGGACACCGCTCTATCAGGAGCTAACGAAAGAAGAAAAGCTCAAGCAGAAGGACAAGGAACAGCTGCAGACGCTGTACTTCAGCTCCGGGTACTACCAAGATCACTGGAGTTACGAGAAGAGTGCGGACACCTTTGTACGTATGCTGAGCGGGCGGAAGGAGTTCATCGTTGGGCTTCCCTGGCAGCTGGCTGTCGAGGAAGGCATGCTGGAGATGGAGGACGTGGAGGCACAGATGTCCGAGTCCGACTTCACGGAGGTGAAGTGGGCGATGGAGATGGAGGCCATGTTCTGGGGCGCCGGCGACGGCTCGTTCTTTGACTATGATTCGATAGCCAAGAACAGACATCTCAAGTATCCGATGTACCCGGAGAGGCTGGCGTCCAAATTCGGCGGAGGAAAGAACGCAACGCTTGTGCGCATCCCGCCGAAGGTGCCGAACGAGATCAGAATCCTGTCGGCGGACGTGGCGCTGATGAGCTCGCGGAAGCACAACAACGACGCGACGGCAATCTTCGTCAACCAGATGATACCTACGAAATCCGGTCGGTATACCAATAATATTGTCTATACGGAAAACATGGAAGGGCTGCGCACAGAGGATCAGGCGCTGATTATCCGGAAGCTCTACGACGAATTTGACTGCGACTATATCGTGCTGGACTGTCAGGGCGTCGGCCTCGGCGTATACGACTGTCTCGCGAGAGACATTGCGGACCCGGAGAGCGGCGAGCAGTACCCGGCACTGTCATGCTGCAACGATCCTACCATGGCGGAACGCTGCACGGTGATCGGAGCGCCGAAGGTAATCTGGGCGATCAAGGCGAACGCGCAGTTCAACTCCGATTGCGCGGTGCTGCTGCGTGAGGGATTCCGCAGCGGAAGAATCCGGTTGCTGATGAACGAATACGAGGCGGAGGAGCTGCTGTCGGATGTAGGCGGATATACCAAGCTGAATCCGCCGGAGCGGCTGGCACTGCAGCTGCCGTATATCAACACCACCTTGCTGATTGACGAGCTGGTGCATCTGCACCACGACGAGTCGAACGGCAAGGTACGTATCTATGAGAAGGCGGGAATGCGAAAGGACAGATATTCCAGCCTGGCATACAACTATTACGTTGCGACACAGATGGAAGCGAAGGCGACCAGAAAGAGCAACCAGGCGATCGGCACGGAGACCTTCCATGTCCGGGCGCCGAAATACGGAAAAGAAAGGACGGTGAAGTCCTACGGAAGAAACAAAGCTCCGCAGTGGAGCAGATAATATAACGGGCGAGATCGGCATCTCGCGAAAATTTGCGCAGAACTTCGCATCGATCAACCGACTGATCACGCGGGATCTGAACAATCTGAGACGGTCGCCGACCTTCTACCGTTACACCAAAGACGACATCGCGACTTACATCGCAAATCCGTACCGGTATGAAAAGCAGCTGCGGCATGCGGTGGTCTATCTGTACGGGGCGAGCTCGCTGTTCCGCCGGCTGATCCAGTACTTCGTCGGACTGAGCGATCTGGCGTATGTGGTATCGCCGCGGGTCGACCCGAAGACGGCGAACATCAACAGCGTGAACCGGAACTACCGGAAGGTGCTGAACACGATGACGGCGTTCCATGTACGGACACAGCTGCCGAAGATCCTCACGGTATGTTTCCGGGAGGACGTGTTCTACGCGACGCTCTGGGTGACGACGGACGACATCATCATCCAGCAGCTGCCGAGCGATTACTGTCAGATCAGCACGATTGAAAACAACGTGCCGAACGTGAACTTCAACTTCTCGTACTTCGATATATATCCGGATGAGCTGGAGAACTTCCCGCCGGAGTTTACGACAAAATACAGGATGTATCAGGCCGACAGGCGACTCCGCTGGATCGAGCTTGACGCGCCGAACTCCTTTGCGATCAAATGCAATTCGGACATTCTGGAATACGCCATGCCGCCATTCGTCGGCATCCTGCGGGATCTCTATGACCTGGAGGACTACCGCGACCTGAAGAAGACCAAGGCTATCCTGGAGAACTACGCCATGCTGGTGATGAAGCTGGCGATGGACGACGACGGCAACTGGCTGCTGGACTACGACAAGGCGGTGGCCTTCTGGCGGAACCTGGACAGCATCACGCCGGAGGAGATCGGAACGATTCTCTCGCCGATGGATATTGAGAAGATCAGCTTTGAGAAGTCCAACACAGGAGACACGGACAAGGTGGCGGAGGCAACGGAGAACGTCTTCACGACAGCCGGCGTCTGCTCCCTGATCTTCAATAACTCCAAGGCGTCAGCCAACGCCCTGCTGCTGAGCATCAAGGCGGACCAGATGATGACCTACGGGATCGTGAAAAACATTGAGAACGCCATCAACCGCTTCATCCAGCGGCAGAGCTACGGCAAGTACTGGACGGTCACCTTCCTGGACTGCTCGCCCTACAACCGCAAGGAGATGGGCGACCAGTATCTGAAGGCATGCCAGGTCGGCGTGCCGATGATCTCCTATTACTGTGCGTCCCAGGGTCTGGGACAGGCGGAGCTGGACAGCATGAGCTATCTGGAGGGAACAGTGCTCGGATTGCAGAAGATGTTCAAGCCGCTCCGGAATTCCGCGCAGATGACGCAGGCGGAGCTGAACGCGCAGACGGGCCGTCCGACGAAGGACGACGACGAGATCACAGACTCAACGGAGCAGACAAGAGAAGACTCCGACGACTGGGACCGTTAGTCCGGGAGGGTCGGAGCAATGTTCTATTATGTATTCAGCGAGGCCGACCGCGACAGAATGATCGCGGCAGGCTTCGCTTTTGTATGCGAGGACAGAGGCTCGAAGGCCTGGGTGTTCCTCGCGGACTCATCCGGAACCCATGCGGTGCCGGAGGATGTACTGAAGGTCGTCTCGTCCAGGCTGGCCTTCAACGGGGCAATCGGGAATCAGAAAGACGGAGGTGTTCGGAATGCTTAAGAAAATGAGACTGTATTTTGAAGACACCTCTCTCAGCGATCTGAAGGATGTGAACCAGTCGTTTGCGACGGGAACGCTGAAGGTGATGTACACCGGGGACAACCAGAACGGAAGCTCCTTCAGCCAGGAGGTCGTGGAGGCGGCGCTGCCAAGCATCGCCAACATCCCGATTGTGGCGCACTACGACCGGGACTTAAACCAGATCGGCTCCCATGATATGGAGCTGGTCATCAAGGATGATGTCCCCGATCTGATCCCGCTGACCAAGCCATGCGGCGTCGTGCCGGAGCGGGCAACGGCGGAGTTCTCCACGGAGACGGGGCCTGACGGGGCACGGCACAACTACCTGTCCATCAGTCCGGTCATCCTCTGGAAGCGGGAGAAGGAAGTCTACAACCACATCGTGAACGACCTGGGAGGAAGGGTCGACCACTCGATGGAGATCAACATCACGGCTTACCACAAGGATAAGGACTCAGACGTCCTGGCGGTGGACAGCTTCGAGTTTGAAGCGCTCTGCCTGCTGGAGGCGGCGAGGCCGTGCTTTGAGGGAAGCGAGCTGGAACTCTTCAGCGCAAGAGAATTCAAATCCAAAATGGAAGAGATGATGGCGGAGCTGAGAGAGACATTTGCACAGGTCAATCCTCCGGAAGCGGAGATTGATATAGACAAGAACGATTTTGACACGGAAGGAGGAAGAGTTTTGGACGAAAAACTGGCACTGCTTGCAGAATTTGAACTGGACGCGGAGTCGCTTGATTTTTCGCTCGACGATTTCTCTGTTGAAGAGCTGCGTGAGAAGTTTGAGGCGATGAAGGGAGCTGACGCCGGGCAGGAACCGACTGCGACGTTTGAGCTTTCCGGTAATCTTCGCAAGGTTCTGTCGGACGCTCTCGGAGAGAGATATGTCGAGAAGCCGTGGGGACCGGAGCACGCCTACTGGTTTGAAGATTATGACCAGGAGGCCGGTATGGTCTATGCGTGCAGCACGGAAAACTGGAACCTGTACGGGTTCCCGTTCAGCATGAACGGAGACGCAGCGGTCATCGACTTCGACGCCGGAAAGCGTGTGAAGCGTGCATTCGTCGAGTTCGACGAGGGAGGCGCAGAAGAGACCGAGACCGTGGGGATGTTCTCTGCGGTTGAGGAAAAGGTCGCAGAAAACGAGAAGGCATGGGCAGAAAAGTACGAGGCGCTGAACGCGGAGTGTGAGGAACTGAACGCGAAGTATGAGGCGCTGAAGGAATCCACTGCCGATGTCGAGGAGCTGCGCAGCTTCAAGGCCAACGCCGAGAAGGCAGCGTATGAGGCGGAGATCGAGGAAGTCTTCGCGCAGTTTGAAGACCTGGAAGGGAACGAAGCCTTCGAGGCGCTGCGTGAGAACCACGAGGAATATGACGCCGCCGCGCTGGAAAAGGAATGCTTCGCAATCCGCGGCATGACGGCTGTAATGCCGGCAAAGTTCTCCGCAAAGGAGAAGACCCCGAAACTGAAACCGGGGAAGAGTGACTACAGGGACGAGAAAGAGCCCTACGGCGGGCTGTTCCGTGAATTCGGACCGCACCGCGATTAAAACTGAAGGAGGAATTTACCTATGGCTTATGCAGTAGTTCGTACGGACAAGCTGATGGGTACGGATGTCCGCTCCATGCTGGAGTCTGTTCTGTACCTCGGCGCAGATGGCGCCACCCCCACCGAAATTGAAAACGGTAATGTTCTGAAGGTCGGCGCACTGAATGCCGTTGACGCCAATGCCGGCATCTATGAGCGCGAAGTGAAGGTCGGCGCGGTTCCCGCAGCCGGCGACAAGCTGGACGACATCGTCCTCGTGGCGACCCCCGAGGTCATGTATGACGAGCGCAAGCGCAGTCTGACCGAGTTCATCAATGAAGCCGGACGCATCGTGCGCGGCTATCACCTGCACAGCGGAGACATCTTCTCCGTGACCAAAGAGGCTCTGGATGGAGCAGCCGCTCCCGCCATCGGCAACGCCGTTGAGCTGAAGGCCGGCACCAAGCTGAACGTCGCGGCTTCCGCCACCTCCGGCTCCACCCAGGTCGGCAAGATCCTTGCCATCGACGTTGTGGGCCGTCTGACCTATTACGTCATCCAGGTTGCTTAATCTGGGCGAAATACTTTGAAAGGAGACTACCATCATGGCAGATATGAAAGATATTGTCAAGCTGGGTGTAGACCTGTACCACGGCACGCCCGAGCAGTACTCCGTCCGTGACGGAAACGAGACTCTGCGCGAGGCTCTGATCGCCGCAAACAACGGCTCCACCAAGATGGATTACCGCGCCATTCGCGACGGTAAGTGCAACGGCCTCTTCGCCATTATCGAAGAGATTCTGGACAACACGGTCATCGAAGGTCTAACCGGCAATGAGTTCTTCAACAACTACGTTGATTACCGCAACCTGGCTCTCGGCGACGAGAACCTCTTCCAGGTCGATGATGACCTGCTCTTTGAAGTTGCCCGCATTGCGGATGGCACCCAGGGCATCCGCCGTCAGCGTCTGGCCGGTGGTACCGAAGCCAGCATCAAGACCGAAATGCATGCTATCCGTATCTATGAGGAGCTCAACCGCGTCCTCTCCGGTCGCGTTGACTTCAACGAACTGATCCGCAAGGTCGGCGACAGCTTCCAGCGTCAGATCCTGAACGACATCTATGCCGTCTGGTGTGGAGCCATCAAGCCCAACGTCGCCGGCGGCGCCGCTCTCGGCAGCGCTGTGTACTTCCCCGCAGCCGGCTCTTACAGCGAGAGCGCCATGCTCGAGCTGATCGACCATGTCGAAGCCGCATCCGGCAAGGAAGCTACCATTGTCGGTACCAAGAAGGCTCTGCGTAACCTGCAGGAGAGCATCCAGTCCGACGGAGCGAAGGATGAGCTCCATACGATGGGCTACTACGGCAAATTTTTCGGGACCAACTGCATCATGCTCCCGCAGCGTCACAAGGTCGGCAGCACCGACTTCCTGCTGGACAACAATGTGCTCATGGTTGTCGCCGGCGACTCCAAGCCCGTGAAGTTCGTGTATGAGGGCGATCCTCTCATTATCCCCGGCGATCCGACCACCAACGCGGATCTCACTCAGGAGTACTTCTATGGGCAGAAATACGGAGTCGGCCTTATCGTCTCCGGCAACCAGGGCATCGGCGCCTACACGCTGCAGGCCTGATTGTATCCATAAGTTAACTAAATCTAACTAAGCAGCGGGGAGTCCGAAAGGGCTCCCCTTCTGCATGAATAAAAGGAGTTTAAGAATATGGCAGCAAAAACAACGGCAAGTACCAGAGCGGCAAAGCCCGCTCAGAAGAAAGAGGCAGCAGTGCAGGCAACCGTTGAGGCAGCGGCGCCGGCTGTTACGGCGCCGGGTAAGGAAGCGCCTGTAGTTCCGAAGGCGATCGACGTGCATATGACCGTGCCGGTGCGCAACGGATTCCAGGGAGTGCTGGTGTATGTGAGCCGGCGCAGCGGCGAGGAATTCACATGGAACAGGTTCGGCGACGAACAGGAGATGGAGCTGCAGGAGCTGAAGAACGCGAAGAGCGCCAGCAGAATGTTCTTCGAGAGGAACTGGTTCATGTTCGATGACGAGTACCAGTGGGTGCTCGACTGGCTCGGCGTGCAGAACTTCTACCGGAACGCACTGAAGGTGGATGAGTTTGACGAAGTGTTCAGTCTCTCGCCGGACGAGATCGTGGAGCGCGTCTCCGTACTCTCAGACGGGCAGAAGGCCTCGCTCGGCTATCGGGCGCGGCAGCTGATGGAGGACGGAACCATCGACTCGAGACGGGTTGTCGCAGCACTGGAAGACGCGCTCGGGGTACAGCTGGCTGAAAATTAAAGGAGGGTCGGCATGAACCTCTCATACGACAGCTTTACTGCGGCGTTTCTCGCGAAGGTGTCTGAATACGATCTGCTGGAAATGTCGGATCTGAACAGGCAGGATGTGATCGACGGCTATCTGAAGGCGGCGGTCACGATGTTCAGAAAGAACTGCAAGTATGATCTCTTCACGACACAGGACGATGTGGAACGCGAATTCACAGTCGATGTTGCAGAGGAGGATGTCGATGAGCTGGTCGACATCATCTCGGAAGGGATGGTGCTGCAGTGGATGAAGCCGTTCCTCTACCGACAGGAGAATCTGGAGAATCTCCTGAATACGAGGGACTTCACCCTTTACTCCCCTGCCAACCTGCTGCTTCGAATCGGGGAAGCGCACAAGCAGGTCAAGAAAGACTATATTCAGATGATCCGTGAGTACAGCTACAACCACGGGGATTTGACGGTGCTGCATCAGTGACAGCTGAGGCGGGCGGCATGAGCCGCGAAGCACTGGAAACTTACTTCGGTAATCTCGTGAATCAACTGTTCAAGATTCTCCCGATGCGAGAAAACGAAGAAGAGACCCGCAGTATCTATACGGAAAGTCTGATCCGGGAACTGATGGGATTCCAGGGACTGTTTGAGGCGGTGCGCAATGACGCGGGGCTGACGCAGATCCTGGCGATCCTGGAGTACCTGGCGGAGAATCCTGACTGCCGGGTCGCAACCGTCAAGCAGGAAGTGTTCCGGGCGATCTCCATCTGCAACAAACTGAAGGCCCGCTATACGGAGGGGTCGGAATGAACGGATGGGATCTGTATGAAGAACGGATGCGGATCCGCGGCGTCACACGGCGCGACACCGCGCTGCAGAGAGAGCAGCGGAATCTGCACCGGAAGCTGCCGCACTCCCTCTCCTACCACCACGCGGTGGTGGACGACAAGGAGCAGGACGTGGCAATCCTCAACTCGGACAACCTGGACACCAAAATGATCTACTCCCTGCCGGGCGAAGATATCCGGTTCGGATGTTATGTGGAATGGATGGGACAGCACTGGCTGGTCACCGAGAAGGACTACAACACGGAAGTGTACACCAGGGCGAAGATGCGTCAGTGTAACTACCTGCTGCGGTGGATCGACGCGGAGCATGTCATCCATGAGCAGTGGTGTATCACAGAAGACGGCACGAAATATCTCACTGGCGAAATGGAGGATCGGAACTTCATCCTCACGCGAGGAGATTCGCGTATCGCCATCATCATCGGACGGAATGAGGAAACGGCAATCCTCGACCGTGTCGACAGGTTCCTGGTGGACGATCCGCTGAGCAGTCACATGCTGGCATACGCGCTGACAAAGCCATTGAAGCTGAACACCTACACAGATGCTGACGGCAGCATCAACGGCATACTCGGCTTTGTCCTGCAGGAAGTGAACACCACGGATGATGACAACCAGGAGCTGCGCATCGCAGACTATTACAAACACTTTCTCCACGAGAAGGACGAAAACGGGAACCCGATCCTGCGTCCTGCGGAGAACGTACCTTCCGCAATCGATATGCCGAGAAGGGAGAAGTGGATGTAAATGTATCTGGAAGAATTTGTCGATTATAAGAACCAACTGGTAACGGATATGCTGAAGAATCCTGAGATTGTCCGGCTGATGTCGGACAAGTATGAGCAGAACGTCCCGGAGGATCCGAAGACACTGTTCCGTACACAGATCTTCCCTTATGAGTTCCTACCGGAGACGGTGGAGCACGGACAGACTTTTATCTGCTTTGATGTGGATATCAGCCGTATGTCCGACAGGAGGGAGGCACCGTCCAACAAAATGGTTTACAGCCCGGTACTGTATATCTGGGTGTTTACCCATAAGAGCACGCTGTGGATCCCAGAGGTGGGTGTCCGGACAGACAGGCTCGCGATGGAGATCGAAAAGACCATCAACGGCAGCCACGACTACGGCATGGGAAGCCTGGAGCTGTACTCCGTCAAGCGCTTTGCGCCGATCACGGACTACCAGGGAAAGGTCATGACATTCGACGCGAAGGACTGGAACCATGTCAACCCGACAGGCAAGACATGGCCTACCAACCGGAAGGCGGGAATATGACGGAGCCGAGTCTGCTGTATGCGAGCGAGATCCCGATCACACGGGATATCCACATCATGATCCCGACGGTCGGAGAAGTTCTGGAGGACGAAGATAATTATTATTCCCTGGTCACCATGCTGACGGCGATGCCGATGGACTTCATGGTACAGCTGGACGACATGGGGATCGACTTCACGGAGATCGGAGAGTACGAGCTGTTCCTGATCCTGTTCAACAGCATCAGGATGATGGATACGCACCTGATTTTCGGAGATCTCGATCTCAGCGCATTCGAGCTGGCGCACCACATTGAGACAGGCGCCCCGGTCATATATGACGAGGAGAACGACATCGTCTTCGACAAGGTGGTTCAGACAAAGATAGCGGACGCGCTGCGGCGCCTCCATCATCTGGAAAAGAACAACAAGAAGCCCGGAAATAAAGAGGCTAAAGAATTTCTGCTGGAGAGAGCGAGGAAGAAGATGAAGCGCCAGAAGAAGCGCAGGCAGGCTTCCCAGCTCACCCAGCTCATCACAGCAATGGTCAACACAGAACAGTTCAAGTATGGATACGAGGGGACAAGAGAACTCTCGATCTATCAGTTTAACGAAAGTGTTCGACAGATACAGCATAAAGTCGATTACGACAACAGAATGCACGGGATCTACGCGGGAACGATAGATCCGAAGGGAATGAGTCAGGACGACCTGAACTGGCTTATCCACAAATAACAAGGAGGAATTTATTATGGTAGATATTGTCATCACCAGCCTTGAGACCATCAATGCTTTTGACATCACCACCGGCAGCTATCTTTTCACCCTCGATGAGCTGCAGTCCGCATCCATCGCCCAGGGTCAGGAGAAGGTCGACATCACCGGTAAGCAGGGTCGTAAGCTCAGCTCTCTGAAGCGGAACAAGACCATGACCATCTCCGGTTCCAACGGTATGCTCTCCTGCGGACTGGTCGAAATGCAGACCGGCTCCAAGTTTGAGAACAAGGAGACCGAAGTCATGTGGACCGACTTCCTGACGGTTGACGCGCAGCGTTCCGCCACCACCAACTATAAGGCCATCGGTACCCAGGGCGCCGAGATCGTGGAGCTCTATGTCCTCGAGACCGTCGGCACTATCCGTACCTCTCTGGAGCAGGATGCTACCGCAGCTGAGGGCAAGTTCGCCTACGATCCCACCACCAAGAAGCTGACCTTCGGCACCGACGTGGCTGCGGGCTCTCAGATTGCCGTGTACTACAAGAGAAAGATTGCCGCGGACGTTCTCTCCAACAAGAGCGACACCTACTCCGGCAAGTGCGAGCTCTATGTCGACGCCATCGGCGAAGACAAGTGCGCCAACCAGTATCATGTTCAGTTCCATATCCCCAAGGCCGACTTCAACGGCGAGTTCTCTCTGGACTTCGGCGACGACCAGAGCGTGCACAGCTTCGAGGCCGAGGGTCTCAGCGGCGCCTGCGGTGCGGGTTCCGTGTACTGGGATATGATCGTCTTCGGTCAGAACGCGGAAGACGCGGCATAATCAGCCTGAACAAGACTTATGGCTATCGGGAAAAAGGTATGCAAGGTGTGTGGCAGGGAGTATGAGGCCTGCCACACACTCCGTCCGAATCTGAACAGCGCGTTCCGCTGGCAGGATGTAGCCTGCTGTGAGGAGCACGGCGCGGAATATCTGCGCAGGATCATGATCTCCCGCGGGCAGCTGCAGGAGGATGCAAAGGTGGATGAGCCTGAACAGGCAGACTCTGCCGAGCAGCCGAAGGCAGCACCGAAAAAGCGCTCCGCCCGGAAGAAGACGGAACCAAAAGAATAATATAAAGAAGAAGGGAGGCAGCGAATGTTGTCTCCCTTTTCCTTTCTCCGGTGAGGTGCAGAATGAGGACGATTAAACTGGTTATAGACGAGGACACGCTGCGGCGATATGAGCAGGAGTGTTACTTCGTCAAGCATCCGAAAGCGAAGAAGAGGCCGCTTGCACATCCGTACCACGAGAGCATCAACGTATGGATGATTATGAAGCGCCCGATGATGAACGCACTGAAACAGAAGTGGAAGGACTTCGGGGTATGGTTCATCGAAGACCAAGGTTACGCTAACCTGCGCATTGAGAAATGCGAGATGATCTACACGGTATATTACCCGAACCATCGGCGTCACGATACCGACAACACAACTCCGAAATTCTTAAACGACGCATGGGTTGAGGCAGGATTTATCGTAGACGACGACTGCAGGCACCTGACGTCATTGACACTGCGATGCGACGTGGATGAGAAGCATCCGCGGACAGAAATACTGACTATTATATCTGATGAAGAAAAGGAGTAAAAGAACATGAGCGAAGAGAGAAAAATGATTTCCGTCAGCAAGATCGATGAGATTATCAAGGAGCGCGACAATGCGTCCGACGAACTGGACTGGTACGGAGAGACGATCCTTGTCAACCGCAGGCTGAACCTTAGCGATATGCTGGACTTTGTTGGCAGCGTGGTTGGAGGATGCTTTACCTCTGACGGACAGTATATGCCGGAGGCAAAGGAATTTGTCATACGGTGCGCTGTGTTGCAGTTCTTCGGGAACTTCCGCATGCCGGAGAACATCGAGAAGCGTTATGAGACAGTCTACAGCGATCCGGTATCCAGCGCATACGCAGATATCCTGAACGTTATCGATCGCGCACAGATGACAGATATCCGCAATGCCATTGATGCAAAGATCGAGTACATCGTCCACTCGAATATCGAAGTCGTAAACAGACAGCTGAACGTGCTGAGCGATGCCGTTGAAGAGCTCGGCAAATCTCTTGGAGGTGTCTTCGGCGACATGACGGAGGAGGACGCTAAAGCGCTGATACAGAACCTGACGCAGGGTGTGGATGAGGGAAAGCTTATGGAAGCTTATATGACGATGAAGAAAGAGCCGAAGGCAGAGGAAGCTGAGGCACAGGACGATGGCGAGTAACATCGAGCACAATGCGGCGGGCGTACTGTCCGCCGCAAAAGTAATTGCCGATACAGGCGATGCCACCAATCAGTACAGAAATATACAGTGGCATACATCGCGCGTTAAAGTCAGGCTGTTTATCCCGGCGGAAGAGTATATGGATATCGTGCACGGTGTCTTAGACGACTGTCTCACGGAGGACGGGACGATGGCATATGAGCTCGTGGATTTTTCTATCCGGCTCCATATCATCAACGCCTACGCACTTGTGGAGCTGCCGGAGGATTTTGAGCAGCTGTATGAAATCGCATATTATTCCGGGCTGTACGAACAGATCTGTACTGTGGCGAACAAGGCACAGATCGAATCGATCTACAGCGCGGTTCAGAGATATATCGATACTATGTGAGGTGATTTTGAATGGGGCGTTTTGCCGATATCGCAGATGAAATATCCATGAATACAAAACAGCTCGTCGATGAGCTTCTCAAGGCGGTTAATGAGGAACTTGACGAAGCGGATAAAAACACATACACGGAATACGCTGCCATTGAATCCAAGAAAATCAAAGAAATCTTCGATAATGCGGTCACAGAATTCTATAACGATTATCCGAACCCAAAATATAAACGCCGTGGAGATCCAGGAAGTAAATCCGGCGGTCTTTATGATGTGTTTGACAGTAATTATGCCAAGGATGAGTACGGAATATTTGACGACGAGTCGGACCCCTGGTTTAACACTCTGTTTAATGGTGCTTCTCTCTTAGGAGATCCGGAGCGCGATTATGACGGAGAGCCGCTGTTCCAGAAGGTCTTCATGGAAGGATGGCACGGCGGTGCAGAAAGTATCGCCAAGGGGAAGACGAGGATGTGGAGGCCGCACCCATCACCAGGTACGCCGTACTACAGAGCACGAGGTTTGGTACATTATCCGAGAGGAATCGTGAAATGGCATAAGTATGGGAAGTGGGGATTAAAAGCAAAGAAGAGCGAAGCGCCGTACGAGACGTTCAAAAAGGCTTTTCGCACAGCGAACGATGGAGAGCTGGAACAGGAGTTCATAAGACTCGACGATAAGAACTTCGAGCTTGCGATGGAGAGATTTCAGCGCAGGCAGGAAGAAATAGAAGATAGAATCTTCGGATGAGGAGGTGAGCAAACAGTATGTCAAAGAAAGTGTCAAAAAGAGAAATTATTATTAATACCAATGAAAAAGAGGTAGAACGATTAAAGGCGGCGCTACTTGAGGCAGACAGGGTAGTTGATGAACTAAACGCTGATCTTGAGAAAACGAAAAACGAGAACGCCTCCCTTAACGACTATATTGGCAACAAGGGATGGATAAATGATGTTATTGCTTTAAAAGCAGAATTAAGAAACTTTAAGCAAACGTCTCAGGTGGCGAAACAGGAGCTGCAATCGTTCCTTGAGACGGCAAATCTCGTAACAGGAGACGGTTCCGTTGACGTTAGATTCAAGGAGCTGTTCCAGAATCTTGAGAAGGGCGCCATGACAGTCGGGCAGGCAATGGCAAAGATCAAGACGGACTACGCACATCTGTTTCAAGAGAATTTTGGCAAAACGGGCGGAGTGTTCGATGTCAGGATCTTCCAGAACCTCGACGCCGCGCTGAAAAATGTCAGTGAGACGCTCACCGTAGTTCTGCAGAAGGTTGAGCAAATCCAGACAGAAGGTGTCAAAACTTCTGGCGGCGGAGGCGGCGGCGGAAGCGCGGTAAATATCGCGCAGATGTTCGATCAAATCCGCGCGTCGGCGGAGCAGATGTCGGAAACGGCGAATCATTCTTTAGATAATATATCCAACCTTGTAGGCGCGCTCGGAAAATATGCGACTCTTTCAGAAACAAAACTGCTGGCGGTATCACAGGCATTCCGGAACATGGCTGATCTCCACTCCGGGTCATTCTCTTCCGGCAGTGTTGATAACATCATCAAGCTTGCCAAAGGTCTCACAGAACTGTACAAGCCGTATGGCTCGAGTCTCAAGTTTGACTTTACAGGGCTGAAAGACTTCAAAGTCAGCCCGACGATCAAGCATCTGAACGAATTCCTCAATCAGGTTACCGGCGATCAGATTGCCATGCTGGAGCGCATCGGGAAGGTCGATCTTGCAAACATCAGCACGATGAAGGGTGGGACGACATTCCAGCATCTCAATACACTGATGCAGAGCGTCAGCGGCGACGGCATCCAGAAACTCAAAGAGATCGGCACGATCAACCTGGATAATCTCGCAAATATCAAACTGTCAAAGGCAGTAGTGGATAATCTTCTGCGGCTATTTAATGAGACAGGCGGAGGCTCTGCGCTTTCCGGGCTAATTGACGCCGCAAAAGCGACAGAGGATTTCGGAAACAAATCCTCGAAAGCGGCGAAGCAGACGGATGAGCTCAGGCAGAAAATAACTGAGATTACACATGTCGAGGAAGTTGCGGCGCAGGACATTGAACATGAAGCACTGGCTGTCGAGCAGATGTCAGAAAGGACAAGCAACGCGTCGACAGCACTGGTTGTCTATAACAGAGAGCTTAACAATGTCGCAGGTACTATTGCGGGGTCGCACCTCTTAGCCGACCTGATGGCAGCGGCGCAGGCGAGGCAGCAGCAGGCAGCGACGAACGCTGCGTATGCGCAGGAACTCTACAGGCTGGCGATGGAGCGGACTACGCTGAGTTCAAGCAATGCTTCAACGGCGCTGGTTGTATATAACAGCGAACTAAATAATGTAGCCGGAACTATTGCAGGCGCTCACCTCTTAGCCGACCTGATGGCGGCAGCGCAGGCGAGGCAGCAGCAGGCCGCCATGAATGCGGCGGCTGCGCAGGAGCTATACAGGCTTGCGATGGAGCGGACGGTACAAACGCTGGAGGTCTACCGTCAGACAATGGGTTCTGCGATGGCGGCGTCAGGCACACCGGCATTGCCTGCCGGCACGGGGACACCAACCGGGACTATCATTGATGGAGAGTTCCGGGATATTGAAACCGACACGCAGGCAAAGAAAGAAAACGCAGAAGCTACCAGAGAAGCCGCAGAAGCAACCAAACAGTTCCGGATGTCGAGAACGGGCATCAATCAGGAATTTGCAGATGCGATCCGTGATATGGAGAATGCGGCGGCGGCGCAACGCGATCTGACAGATGCAGAGCGAGCAGGAGCTGCTGCGTTAGAGGAAGAAACTGCCTCTCAGCGGCAATACGATCAGGCAATGGCGACTGTCGCGAATACACTCAAAAATGTTCAGAAAGAAAAGGACAGGCTTGCCAACACAAATGGCGGCACTCAGCGAGAAGAGTACAGAGAATTAGTCGAGCTTGAAAAAAAGCTTCAGAATCTTCGGGCAAACGGCGACAATATGCCATATGGCGCACTATTGGACCGTATTGCTGAATTAAAGCGCAGTCTGTCTGAAACACTTCAGACAATGAACCTGTTCACGATGGAGACTAAGAACAACGAAGCCGCAGCGAGAGCGGCTGCGCAGGCAGAGCGGGAACGCCAGCAGGCTCTGGAAAGCGACAGGAAGGCTTACGAACAGGCGCAGAAGACGCTTGTGCGCGTCACCGGTGAACTGGAAAAATGGACGAAAGCACAGAAGGATCCCGCAACAAAGCAGCATTATGAAAATATCCAGAGACTCAAGGGTGAGCTGGAAAGGCTGATCGCGAGCTACGATCCGAGCAAGCCGCAGAACTTTGCGCAGGCGCTTAAGGGCATTAACTCACAGCTTGTCACTCATGAGACAGCGATTAAGAAGTCAGGGAATGCGGTCAGGTCATACTTTAGCAATGGCATGTCCATGCTGAAGAGCAGACTGACATACACGTTAGGTCTTGCCAACATCGTCATGAAGACGGTGAATGAGATCAAGAAGATGATCTCCACCGCCGTGGAACTCGACAGCGCGATGAATACACTGCAGATTGTGACGCGCGCTTCCGGCGACGATATGGAGCAGTACGGCAAACGTGTTTCTGCAATGGCAAAGGAAACTGCGCAGGCAACAAAAGATCTGATCGACGCGACAACTGTGTATGCGAGACTCGGCTACAGCATGGAGGACTCCGGCACGCTCGCAAAATATACCGCGATGCTGCAGGGTGTCGGCGGTATTGAGGCGTCCGCTGCACAGGACGCGATGACCGCTATTATCAAAGCATTCGATAAAAATGTCAGTGATGTTGAAGATGTTATGGATAAACTGGTCGTTGTCGGTAACAACTTCCCGATCAGCGTATCGCAGCTTGCCGAAGGTATGAACAACGCAGGCAGCGTACTGCATGTCGCCGGCAACTCATTTGAGGAATCGCTGGCGCTCTTAACAGCTGCCAACACCACTGTACAGAATATCAGCAAGGCGTCCACCGGTCTGAGAACCATCGCGGCGCGTATCCGTAAGATGGACACAGAAGACGGCGAGATCGTCGAAGAGTCCAAATACAACGAGATGGTCAAGGCACTTACGCAGCACAATGTTGCGCTGGTAGACGCCAACGGCGAGTATCGGAAGACATACGACATAATCAAAGATATTGCGGCTGTATGGGACGATCTGACTACCATGCAGCAGGCCGCGGTATCCGAGGCGCTTTCCGGATCACGTCAGCAGAACATCTTCTCAAGCTTAATCACACAGTTCGGCGAAGCAGAAAAAGCGATGGGCAGAATGCAAGATTCTGCCGGGCAGTTACAAGAGTCCTACGATATTTACCTCGACAGCATCAAGGCGCATACCAACCAAATGAAGGCTGCGTTCGATGAGCTTTCCAGAGACTTTGTAGACAGCGGGTTTGCAAAAGGTGTTGTAGATGTACTCACGAAGATCATTGAGTGCCTCGATTTCATCGTCAGCCGTCTCGGCGGCATCGGGACAGTTCTGAGTACAGGTGCGATTGTCGGTATCATAAAGTTAATTAAAAACGGAGGAATCGTAGCAACTCTTGCGAAGATCCCAAAGTTGGCGGTCGAGATGCAGTCCGCCATGATAGCGGCGAAGCTCACCGGGGAGTCTGCGCTTGGTCTTGTATTGGCTGCACATCCTGTGGTCGTCGGCGTGACGATCGCTATCGCCGCTTTAGCAGCTGCTCTCTATGTCATGAAGAAACGCAACGACGCGTTACACCCGTCGCTTAAACAGCTCAAGAAGGACCTGGAGGAGGCTGAGGGGAAAGCGGACTCGCTCAAGGGATCTATCGACACGAATAACAGCCGGATTGAAGAGTTGTATAAACTGCAGGAATCCGGGGATATGACTCTCGCAGACGAGGAAGAACTTAGCCGGCTGAAACGTGAAAACAAGCTGCTTGAGATACAGCTTGAGATTGAGCGCGGCATCGTCCAGGCGAGAAAAGAGGCTATCCGGGAAAGCGTGAACCAGGAGCTGGATACTTTCTTTGCTCCCGGGACAGATGAAAAACGCTACTGGGGTCTCGAAGAAGATGATTATACTATCATCCATCATAACTCCGGCGCTGAGAACGTAAAAGCAGCTATAGACGACTACACAAGACTATCCGATGCCATAAATGCCGTTCAGGATAAAAGCATCATATTGAACGATGAGCTGCTGAAAAAGCAGCAGGAGTATGCAGAGGTAACAGCGGAGGTTGGCGAAGAGGCGGCAAAACAGCTTCCTATCTATGAAGAGATAAAAGGGCTCGAAACAGAAATAAAGGAGCTGGACAAGCAGCGAATATCTTTGTCTTCCGAAGAAGTGAGTAACCGCCAGTATCTGTTGGAGAGGCAGAAAGAGCTGGCGCAGCATATCTATGATCTCAACGATGCAACCGATCCAGAATCACTTGCGCACCTCGAACAGCTTAAGGAGCTGTTCGATGAAATTGACGAAGTACTCCATGTTAACGATACAGCTTTGGAGAAGTTCAAGCGCCGCCTGGATAAAGTTACTGAGGCTGTAACCGATGAACTTGGCAAGAGCCTGGACGAGCTGTCTGATGACGACTCGACAAGAATCCTTACTGAGTTGATGAATAAATACGGTTATTCCATCGATGATGTGACGAAGTATATGCACGCGTTAGCCGAGGCGACGAAGGCTAACGGTAATGCTGCTAAAGATAGTATTGCGAAATACGGCTCATTCAAGGATGAGGTAAACGAAGCGACAGCCGCCCTGAACGCATATGAAGAGGCAATGAAGGGCGGAGAGAAAGACGACGCAATCAAGAAGTTCCAGGAAATCTATCAGGAGGCCATGGAGGATTTCAAGGCTGGCAAGGTAGATTCCAACAGAGTTCACCAGTTAGCGGAATTAATGTTCTCTGACGAACAACTCGCGGCAATGGACTATGATATTGCAGAGATCGGGAAACGCATGCAGAGCGATCTTTTCCAGTCGCTGTTCGGGCCTGACACGAAAACTCAAAAAGTCGCTTCGCAGCGCATGATGGAATATATCCAGCAGCATGCGGCTGACTTTGATGGTATCGCGAAAGTTACCAAAACATCTAACGGCGGGTTCCAGTTTGTCTATGAAGACGTAAAGAAACTTGCTGACGCGTTAGGTGTCTCCGAGAATGTCATGAACATGCTTCTAAGCCAGTGGGATATGTACGGCGTCAACGTTATGCGCAGCAGGCAGGACGTCGAGAAGATTGCCGATGGTTATCGGAAGCTTGTTGGTGAAACCAAAGACGCGAGGGCTGCAGTGAAGCAGATGATCGCCGATCTGCGAGCCGAAGGCAATGACGATCTGGATATTGCGCGTGTTCTGAAGGATCTCTCGGAAGACGGGACAATCCCGCTCTCCTTTGCAGAAATCAAGCAGATGATCGCCGGAGTTGGAGACGAGACCGATACAGTAAACCAGAAGATGCAGGAAGTCGACAAGCAGGAAGCGAACCCAAAAGTCGGTGCAAATACTGACGAGTATTACCGTAAGCTTGACGGTATTATCAGCAGTATGCGCAGGCTGAATAACATGCATGCATCTCCGAAAATTGATCTCGACGACGGGTCCGGCCCGAGTCAAAAGGCAAGCTCAAGTCATACGCAGGATGTAAGCAAACACGCCAAAGGGACAAAACATGCAAAAGAGGGGCTCTCGCTTGTAAACGAAGAGGGACCGGAACTTATATCCAATAACGGCGAAGCGTATATCGCAAATGACGGAGATCCAGGATTTACCTATCTTGAAGAGGGCGCAATTGTCTTTAATGCCAGGGATACCAAGAAGATATTGTCCGGAAAGAAACTTGCGCATCCGGTGGCAGCAAATTCAGAGGGGACAGACAGAGCATCCTTGAGAAACAGGTTGCTGAGCGGCGGCAGTACGCCGGCGTTTCGCCAGGCTGTCGGCGTTGCCGGAGATGAAAAGTGGATCTGCCCATACTGCGGGACGGTAAACGGAGCCGGACGATCAAAGTGCCGCAATGCGAACTGCCCTTCAAACAGAGGACCGGGGAACGGGAGGATTACTCCTCAGGATCCTGGCTGGATTTGCTTTTCTTGTGGCGCGTGGAATGCAAGCACGCGGTCAAAATGCAGCAACCCGAATTGTTACACAAACAAGCCTCCGGTTACGGGTGTCAGGCCAACACGACCAAGCAATTCGGCAACAAATGATCCAATACAGGATGGCGCTCCGATCTGGGTTCCGCCAAACAATGATAATAACAGTAGCAGCGGGTACGGCGGATACAATGATCAGGAACCGCCGGAGCCACAGAAGTTTGACTGGATCGAGGTCAGGCTCAACCGGATCAATCGTATTATTGAGAATCTCCGCAAAGTCACGGACAACATCTTCAAGAAGCTCCCGGACCGTATGGAAGCATCGCGGAAGGGTATCCGCGAAATGCAGAGAGAGCTGGATACACTGGATGAAGCGGCTGAACGGTATATGCGGGAGGCGGATAATGTCGGGCTGGATGCCAGTCTGGCAAGGCGTGTACGCGAAGGTGCGATTGATATCAATGAGTATGACGAGGAGACTCGGAAACTCATAGATGAATATAAGCAATGGTATGAGAAGAGCCTCGAATGCCGGGACGCCATCGACGATCTGCACACGAGCATTGCGGAACTGTACCAGGAAGACTTCAACATTGTTCAGACGGACTTTGAGAACAAGCTCGCCATGATCGAACACGAGAGTGAGATGATCAATAAGAACATCGACATGATCTCGCAGAAGGGTTATCTGGACAGTGCGCTCTACTACGAGGATCTGATGGGTCTGCAGGCGGAGAGCATCCACACCATGAAAGAAGAACTGGCGGACCTGAACGAATACTTCGACGAAGCGATGAAATCCGGCGAGATCGAGGAGGAATCCGAAGCCTGGTATGAGATGAAGCAGAGCATCAACGAGGTGGAGGAGGCCATCGCCGACGCGAATATCCAGATGGTGGAGTATCAAAAGACGATCCGGCAGATCAACTGGGATACCTTTGACTACGCACAGGATCGCTTCGGGCAGCTGACGCAGGAGGCAAACTTCCTGATCAATCTCATGTCGAAGAACAAGCTCTTCGATGACCGCGGGCAGTTCAACGACAGCGGCATGGCAACGCTCGGTATGCGGGCGGTGAACTTCAATGCCTATATGGCGCAGGCTGACGCTTACGCTGCGGAGATGGCAAAGATCGAACAGGATATCGCATCTGATCCGTACGACACGGAACTGATCGCACGGCGCGAGGCGCTGCTGCAGCTGCAGCAGCAGAGCATCATCTCTGCTGAAGGCGAGAAGAGCGCGATCAAGGATCTGGTATCCCAGGGAATTGACGCGGAGCTCAGCGCCCTGAAGGAACTGATCGACGCGTACAACGAGAGCCTGGACAGCGCGAAAGACCTCTACGAGTATCAGAAAAAGATCTCCGAGAAGTCCAAGACGGTCGCGGATATCCAGAAGCAGATCTCGGCCTACACGCAGGACAACTCTGAGGAGACGCGCGCCAAGGTGCAGAAGCTCAACCAGGATCTGGCGAAGGCCGAGCAGGATCTCCGGGAGACGGAGAACGAGCAGGCGGTCGCAGAGACAAAGAAGATTCTGGACGATGTATACAACGAGTACGAGGCGATGCTGAACCGGCGTCTGGACGACATCAACGCCCTAATGACGGATATGATCGCCATGACGAACGAGAACTCCGACAGAATCCAGGGAGAGATCACGCGGGCCGGCGAGCAGGTCGGCTACTCGGTATCCGAGGATCTGACGAACGTGCTGCAGACGCAGGTGGCAAACTACGACAAAATGTTCCTCGGCATCACCGGGGTGCACGATGTCCTGAACAACATCTACGACATGGTGGCGGCGATGGCCCGGGAGAGCGGCGCCGTGAAGGCGTACGCAACGGGCGGCCTGATCGACAGCACGGGGCTGCAGATGTTCCACGGTACGAAGAACAGGCCGGAGCTGGTACTGAACGCGACGGATACGCAGAACTTCCTCGCGGCGGCAAAGCTGATGCGGGAGATGAACGGGCTCGGCGGCATGATGGGCGCGAACCTGGGACTGCGGAGCACCGGCACGGAAGGAGGCACGGCGATCGGAGCGATCAACCTGACGGTGCTGATCGATCACGTGCAGGACTACAACGACTTTGTCACGCAGCTGCGTGATGATCCAAAATTTGAAAAGCTGATCACGTCAATCGCAGTGGATCCCCTGTCTGGGAAGAGTCCATTCCGAAAGAACAGAATCAGCTTCTGAGACTGAGGGGACGGCTAAGCGGCTGTCCCCTCTCGGCATGAAAGGGGTAAAAGGATGAACGCGGATTATGAAATTGTCGGACGGAGCAGGGGCACACGCCCCCGCACGGACAGGACGACAAAACTGGAACAGGAAAACAAAAGGCTCCGCATGGAGCTTGAACATACACAGGCGCGGCTGGAGGACATGACAAAGGCCAGAGACGCGCTGCAGGAGGCCATGGACAAATACATGTACGAATACTCCGAGCGCTATGAGGCGCTGGCGGAGGCGAGGATACAGTATGAGGACATGGTGAAACAGATCAGGGATCTGAAGAAGAAATACGACAGGGAGGCGGCGCAGTGGATTGCCGCAATCCGGAAAACTGGAAAGGCGGTGTGAGGCTTGTACGCCTACGATTTTGAATATGACGGAAAGCTGCTGAGCGACTTCGGCTTTATTGTGGGCAGTCTGGACAACGGCGGCGGACTGGAGGACGGAAACAGCGGGTCGGAGATCAGCTTTGAGACTGCGTCTACTCGCGCGGGCAAACGCTGGTACGCGGTGGGCTCCAAGTATAACGCCTGTCTCTCGGCGGAATTCACGATCTGCAAGGATCCGAAGATCTTCCCGGAGGAGGAAATGGAGATTACGGCAGACGAGTTCCGGGCGCTGAGCCGGTGGCTGAACCGGCGAGAGTATCTGTGGTTTCACGCCTTCGACTGGTGTGAGCCGGAGAAAGAGAAGGCATGGTTCCGCGCAAGTTTCGGGCTTTCAAGGATGGACTTTGGCGGGGCGACCTACGGCATCAATCTGCACATGGAGACGGACGCGCCCTTCGGGTACGGAGAAGAAATCGAGGAGACGCTGGCGTTCACCGCCGGCGCGCTGACGCAGAGGCTGGCGGACTGGAACGACGAGATCGGCGAATGCTATCCCGTCATGGATATCACCTGCGGGGAGGCCGGAACGCTGACGCTCAGCGACGACATCACGGGATGCATATGCACGGTGGAGAACTGCACGGCAGGAGAAGTGATCTCCCTGAGCGGAGACAGCATGATCATATCCTCCAGCAGTGACAGCCACGATATCGCAAACGACTTCAACTACGAGTTTTTCTGCTTTGGCAACACAATCGACGAGAGGGAGAACCAGATTACGGCGTCGATACCGTGCACGGTCTCTCTCCGGTACAGGCCAATCCGGAAGGACACGATCTGAATATGAAAACACAACTGCTGAGAGTCGGGAGGAGGCACAGCAAAGCCGGTTCCTGCCGAAAGAGGACGAGCAGCGGAATGAGCGAGCTTTCCTGTCGCTACGGGGAAGCGAGAGAAAGGAGCCTGCAAGGACATCATGGCAATCAATATCCGATTTGATACAGCGAACAACCCCATGCCGTCGCGTCTGATCCTCGCCACCAAATCCGGGAGCAGAATCCGGGAGCTGCCGATGAACGAGGTAAAGTTCCGGGAGGGGCTGATGGACGGCTCGGAGTTTTCCTTCAAGGTATACAAGAAGCGCTGCCTGAACCGCAGCGGTCAGGTGGACACGGGATTCTGGAAGAAGATTACGGACTTCAAGCTGGCCTACTGTCCGGAATTTGACATGTGGTATGAGCTGCATATCGACATCAACGAATCAACAGAGATCGTAAAGACGGTGGAGGCCGTGTCGCTGGGCGAGGCGGAGACATCGCAGATCAACGTCTACGGCATGGAGGTCAACACAGAGGACGACATCGCCAGAGAAGACTATCAGCCGACGACGATCTTCTCGGCGACGAACAAGAACTGCTCGCTTGTAGACAGGCTCTTATACAAGGCGCCGCACTACCGCATTGCGCATGTGGACGAGTCCCTCGCGAATATACAGAGAACCTTCCAGTTCGACAAGAAGAGCATGTACGACTGCTTCAAGGAGATCTCGGAGGAGATCGACTGTCTGGTGAAGATCGAGTGCGTAAAGGGCACGGACACGAAGATTGACAGGAAGATCAGCCTGTACGATCTGGAGAATTACTGTCTGGACTGCGGCAACCGTGGAGACTTTATCGGAACCTGCGACAAGTGCGGCAGCGACAACATCCGGCACGGCTACGGCGACGACACCAGCGTATATGTGTCGGTGGAGAATCTGGCGGAAGAGATCACCTATACGACAGACACGGACTCGGTGAAGAACTGTTTTAGACTGGAGGGCGGAGACGACCTGATGACGGCGACGATCATCAACTGCAACCCGAACGGGAGCCAGTACATCTGGTATATCCCGGAGGAGCAGAAGGAGGACATGTCTCCGGAGCTGCGGCAGAAGCTGGACGACTACGACGAGATGTACACGCTGTACCAGTACGGCTACGGCTATACGCCGCCGGCGGAGCTGCTGAGCCAGTACAATCAGATCATCAACAAATACAGGCCGTTCAAGAGCGATCTGCAGGAAATGCCTGTTACAACGGTAGGGTATCCGGCGCTGATGACGGCATACTATAACACCATCGATCTCCAGCTGTTCCTCAACAGCGGGCTGATGCCGAACGTGGAGATCGCCTCCACGGACGCGGCGACGGAGGCGGGCAAGCTGGACGCCCTGTCTCTCTCCCCTGTCGCGGTCTCCAAGGTGGAATCCTGCACGTCGGACACGGCGGCGAACGCGGCACTCGCCATGGCGAAATGTCTGGTGAGAGGATCCTTCGGCGTGAAGGTGAAGGACAGCGCGTACAATGCGGAGACGCATGTGTGGACAGGAAACTTCACTGTTACAAACTACGGTGACGAGGAGGACAAGGCGGACTCCGAGACGGTGAGCCTGGAGATCACAGGCGACATGGAAGAATACATCAAGCAGAAGATGAAGCGGGCGATGAAAAAGGAATCCGACGACGTGACGGACATCTCACAGCTCTTCGCGCTGGAGATCAACCCCTTCTGCGATGAGCTGGACAAATACTCCCTACAGCGGCTGATGTCCTTCCGGGACGCCTGTCAGGCGTCGATGGACATCCTGATCCAGCAGGGTGTGGCAGACCAGGAGAGCTGGGCGGCGACGGACAGCAACCTGTATCAGAACCTGTATCTCCCCTACCGGCAGAAAGCGTCGGCAATTGAGGACGAAATTCTGGAGCGGACGCAGGAGATCGCCGTGGTGGCTGGCGTCCGGGATGAGGACGGCAACGTACTGGTGGAAGGCATGCAGACGCTCATCGAGGAGACGCGTACGGAAATCCAGGGAATCCAGAACTTTGAAGAGTTCCTCGGTCCGGAGCTGTGGAACGAATTCGCGGCGTACCGGCGGGAGGATGTATACGAGAACTCAAACTACATCTCCGACGGGCTGAACAACGAACAGCTCTTCGCGAGAGCCATGCAGTTTGTGGAACTGGCGGAAAAGGAAATCTACTCATCCGCCACGCTGCAGCACTCGCTGACGGCGGACATGCACAACCTGCTGGCGATGCGGGAATTCCAGCCGCTGACGGAGAAATTCGCCTGCGGGAACTGGATCCGCGTCCGGGCAGACGACAAGGTATACAGGCTGCGGCTCTCGGAATACTCGGTGGACTACAACAACTTCGGGCTGGATGTGGAATTCACGGATGTGAAGTTCGGACACAACACGGCCTCGGATATCCAGAGTCTGCTGCAGCAGGCACAGTCCATGTCCAGTTCCTACGGTTCCGTGACACGGCAGGCGGAGAAGGCCCGCAGGACAGAGCGCACTATGCGGACATGGGCGGAGGAAGGATTCTCCCTCACGACGAAGATTGTGGGCGGAGCGGAGAATCAGGAATTCATCATGAACAACAGCGGCATCACAGGCCGCGAATATATACCGGAGACAGAGAGCTACTCCGACGAGCAGATCAAGATGATCAGCAGCGGGCTGTACATCACGGACGACGGCTGGCTGACGGCAAAGACGGGCGTCGGAAAATTCACCTTCGTGAATCCGAAGACGAACGTGGAAGAGACGCGCTACGGCGTGATCGCCGATCTGCTGGTGGGTAACATGGTACTGTCCCGGGAGGCCGGCATCTACAACGACAACGGCAGCATCACCATGGACAACAATGGCTTCACGCTGATTACGGAGGCCGGAAACAACGCAAAGACATTCAGCATCATGCGGAAGGAACCGAACGGCACGCTGAGCAACATTCTCAGCATCGACTCCAACGGCAGACTGCAGCTGAACAGCGACGACGTCTACGCGAGCATTGAGGGACAGATTGAGACAGTTGTCGGCGGCAACCATACAAGGTCGTTCACCGAACAGCCGACGCCGCCGTACAACGTCGGAGAAATCTGGTTCGACGGCGAGACGGGCAAGCTGTATACATGCATGCGCGCGAAGAGCGGCGAGATCAACGAAGAGACCGGCGAGGATGAAACAGCCTTTGACGCGGACGACTGGACGGAGATCGTCAACTACACAGACATGGCGTCTGTCCAGGATCTGGTGGGCGACCTCTCGGACAGTGTTGCCAACCAGTTCGCAAACTTCCAGACGAGCTTCCTGCAGACGCAGAACTCGTTCACTTACCTCATCGCAGAAAAGACAGAAGCTCTCGACACGGTAGAGACTTATATGCAGATGACGAACAGAGGTCTGGAGATCGGCAAGAAAGAGAACGGTACCAACGTCGGCGGAACGCTGGTTTGTTCCAACAATCAGATCGCATTTGAGGTGGGCGGCGTACCGGTCACCTACTGGACGAGTGATGAGCAGTATATGCCGAAGATGGTCAATATCCCGGTGGGAGGATCCATGCGCCTCGGGAGCATTCAGTTCCAGCCGCGTTCCTCCGGGAACCTGAGCTTACTGTGGGTTGGTGAAAACTGATGCCGAGAATAGACAACAATCAATGGCGAGGGCGTCACGAATTCGACGATTTTATTGTGCGGGATGAATATTACGTATACGCCAGCGATACCAGCACAACCGCTACTCCGTTTTTCATCCGTAGAGGAATCATTATTCTTACAAAAACATACAGTTCGGAGGCGCTGAGCAGCCGCGTGCCATTTTCCGTGACAATCCAGGTGAACGATGGACGTGTGTACAGCTTTACCGGGATCGGGAGCAACGGGGCAAAAAAGGTCAAGGAATATAAAGGTTCTGAACATATGCTGCTCAGCTCTGACGCTGACGACTTCTACTTTGTATCGGCGAACAGCGCAACAACCAGCGTAACGTATAATATCCCGCTGCCGTTCAGCGGCGAGGAGGTTGTCATCAAGACGGTTATCACCGATAAGAACGGTGTGGAATATCGTTATGAGGAGCATGCGGCGGGTCTGTTCCCGGGGAAGATCGGTGACCTGTCTGTCTACGACGATACGACAGCGAACTACAAAACGGTGCGCAAGCTCACAACGGGATGCCTGCACCGCGTCGCACTGACAAACACGCTGAACGTCCCGGACTACAGCATCTATGTAGACGACGGGGCGCCATCGTCCTCGCGGTGTTATCTGGAATCGAGCTATACCTACTCGCTGAAACAGGCACAGTCAGACACGAGCGCAACAGGGTACGCGATCACCGGCTATGCCGACGCGGATACGCCGTCGATCCTGATGGCGAACCGGAGCTGCAACGCACTGTACCTGGCGCCGATGTATACCGGGAACTATTACTCCCAGGAGGACACAAAGGCAAAGCTGAATATCCGGCTGTATAGGATGACGATGGACGAGAACTTCGGTTCCAATAGTTGGGAAACATCCAAATCCGTATATATACGCAGGACGTCAAACCAGATCACACTGGCATCCTACAGTGCAACATTCACCATTTCTGCGGCAGAGGGTGTACAGGATATCATCGCGCCGGAACTGGGGCAGGCGGCGCAGATCAACACAGAGACACAGGAGCAGATCGACAAATACGGAGGCGTCGCGCAGGGTGAGCCGAACTATCATTACCGCATCCGGTACGGCGCGGTAACAAACCGCGGCAGCGAGCTCACAACGATGTACTGCGGCATGCCGTACGGCGCTTATCTGAAATCAGCAGTTGTAAAAACAACCAACAACGGAACAGCCACTGAGGAGCGAGCGGCAATCAGCACGGCGACTTCGCTGACTGCCGGGTATACCTCTAACTCTTACGATTACTATACCAGCTTTAAAAGCGTGTCCGGTCAGACAGATATCGAATACACCCTGCTGGATAACTTCGGAAGGATCTATACACATACCGATCATCTCACGGTACTCCCCTATCATGAACCGGTGCTGACCAAGGTCATTGCGCACAGGGCGCGACCGGCGAAAGCGGGAGACGCGGAGGAGAGCATCATTACGGCAGGAGGTTCCGGATATGTTTTTGACGAATACGGAGAATACGGCGTTGTGGAATGGGGTTGTGATGTCAGCCCACTGAACAACCAAAATGAAGCGACCGTACAGGTCTCCGGTTCCTATACACAGAATGGGGTCAGGCGATTTATCGACGCCGTCCGGGCGACACCGGAGAGCTATACAGGAGAAGGGTACTGCGCATTCCCTGCAAACACGGAATGCAGCTATGACCTCACTGTTTCGCTGAAGGATGACTTCCACACTGTGTACGCAAAAATTGTCCTTGACTCCGCACTCACCATTATGGACTACCGAAACGGCGGCAACGGCGTCGGGCTCGGGAAAGTCGCGGAGCTGGATATGACGGTGGAAGTCAGGGCAGACTGGGACGTCCTGTTCCCGAATACGGTTACGGTGGAAAACTACGATCTGCAGAACCACGATATTGACTTCGTTACATGGATCATAGCGAAACGTGATTACATCCGGTCATGCTATCCGAAGCTTGACATCTATATTTTCTCAGCAAGATACAGCAACCAGGGGGTAATAAAATACGGCGTCACCGGCGTCACTGCACTGACTGCGGACACCGTAATCGGAAGAGCGGTAACGGAGACGGACTACCGAACGGACTACATCTGGATTCCAAAGGATCCAAGTGCAGGATCGACCGGAACGGTCCGGTATGGGGCTGCAAAGATCAACGAGCCGATCCAGAAGCTGCGCGACTATCTGCATTTTATCCTGAGCGGAGCGACGTATATCTACATGGATAATCCGAATGCTTCCTCCGGTCAGATCCTCGGCATCCCGATGATCTATCTCACCGAGGAGGAACCGACCGGTCTTACCGCAGATCACAAACCGGATACACCGTCAGGAACGTACCTCAGTGTCGTGGCGATGAATACAACCCTAACGAATCTCAACGAACCGTACCAGCTCACAGGCAAAACGGTGATGGCATTTCCAAACACCAGCAGCGGAAGTGTGTGGATCACATTTGTATTCTGCGCGAACAGTACCGACGACTATGGATTTGAGATCCGGAATCTGTATGAGACACGGTCGTCAAGCTGATATCGAGGACGGTGTATATACAAGGAGTGAAAGGAGTATCGCAACATGGCGGTAAGGAAATGGTCAGATAAGTGGGTTACCGAGGCATTGTCATGGTATGACGGAGATAACTACGTCTGTAGGTTTATAGGCAGTGTGACCACTGTGGATGACCTGCCGACAGAGAACAACAATTTAGGCGACAAGCGTTCCGTCAGTCAGGGCCGCTGGCATTCCACCGAAAAAGGTGAAGATTGCGAGTACGAAGAAGGAGATTACGGTTACTGGCAATCGGATTGGTATTATTGGAACGGAACGGCGTGGATCAATGAGAAGACACGTGAATATGAACAAGCGGTCGGCCTCCAGTTCTATTTTGATGTATACAGCGATCCTGACGATCCGTCTGCCGGAGCTTATCTCCATGTCAATCCGTTCTGCGCCTGGACGGGCGATGCCAAGTCAACTATGGCTCCGGACCCAACCTATCTGAAATCACTGCTGCCGATGACTGTCAACATCACAACAAGTCTCGGCTCCAGTATTACATTCAAAACAACTACAACGGTTCAGAAATACGGTCAACTACCCGGTGATCCGAACGCAAGCAGTATTGTCGAGAGGGACGGTGTTATACTTCCGAATGTTATGAAACACAGCATTACCAACAGCGAGTCAAACAGAATCCCAATCCCGACAGATAACAGTGAATTTACTATTACTTTTAATATCACGAACAAGAAAGGTCAGAGTATCAGTTTCACCAACACGGCATGCGGTGTAAAACAGGTCCGTATTATTAACATGCCGGAATATATCACGACCGGTAAATCAGAAACGTTTCAGCTGAATGAGCCATTCGAGTCAGTCAGGTATCAACGTGTTCTGATAGCGCAACTGATCTGGGATCCGCCGAAGTTTTCAAGAACAGTCAACGGCGTTAAATACAATGTGGATCACCAAAAGCAGATACATGAAGCTTATATTGATTCAGATGGTCGGCAGGATAGTATTACCGCCGGGTATTGGGGAAAAACATTTGACAAAATATATTTTGCCGTGCATAACCCAGGTCTGCCGGAGGTACAGGAAGCGTGGTCGGATGCATATATCAGGCTTGGCGTGGAAATGAAATATGGATATCAATGGGAGAGGATGTCTCTGTTTGCCGAGAATCAGAAGGTTCAGATCAGACCGCGGGAATATATTGACCGGGCGCTATGGCCGGAACGCGGAGGCGAAGGGTTGACGGTTGATCCGGAAATCGCAGTTATTCACGGGAAGTATGTGCTGCATTGTATTGATGAAATGGAATTCAACCCGCTGTTCAGTCGTAAGTTTATATGGGATCGGCAGGCCTGGGATGACTATCTCGAATACGGAGAAGATTACAATTCCGTTGCCGACGACAGTTTGACGCGAACTTTTTACGAGCGGTACGGACACGGAACGAGAATCCACTCGATACATACTGGTAATTTCTCAGTTGTCGAGGGTTTTAAATTCAAGCCAAATGCGCCATTAGCTTCGGTAAAGCCTGGAGATGAGCACGGTGAATATACGGCAACTTATACCGTATATATAGAAGACCAGTGGTCACGCGGTCTGTATGAAGACCCGGATAACCAACAGGAACATACCGGCAGAAGATTTGACTACTCATTCCAGGTGCTCGTATATGAGAGGCCGAAAATCACAGCGCTCTCCATTCACCGTGTGCTGGCTGACCCGAACGGGGAATACACCGACGGGACAAACAAATACACCAAAGACGACTACGGTGACCATTGCCTGATTGAATACGGCGCACAGTTCAAACCGCTGGACTGCGGCAACGAGATGTGGCTGAAGATCACATACGGGCATAGCTCCGTACTCCTGTACGACAATGTCATCGGAGAAACGGAAGCAGACTACGTGAAGACGGGGTACATCATCGTACCGGCGAGTACGGAGAGGACGCTGAACGTCACAGTCGAGGCGCGAGATACCTTCACCAAATCCGGTGTGTCGCAGACGCTGAGACTGAGCACAGCCCTGACGCTGATGGATTTCATGCGAGACGGAGACGGTATCGGGATCGGGATGGTCGCGCAGGCAGATAAACACCACACCTTATCTATTAACCCTGAATGGGCGTTCCGGTTCCACAGAGGCTATATATACGAACCAGGTACAAACAACCGTGTGGATGTGGTGCAGCTAATGAAGGATATTGACATATCATTGCAAGAGCTGCGACAATCCACATTTTTACAATATCCCAACACGGGGCATATCCCGTAACGGGGAGGTATATTATGGCAATCAAACAATTTGGAGAAGCCTGGCGCGGAATCCTGAGAACATACGGGAGCATCCGCGTGGAGAGCTGCTACGCACTCTACGCGGACATGGACGGGCACGCAGGAGAGGATGAAGACTCTGCGACGGTTTATGACAGCCCCTATCTCTGTCTGACAGGATTCTCCATCTACAGCGAAACGAAAGCGCCGCTCCGGGCGATGCTGCCGCTGACACTCTCCGTCTGGATTGACAACGGGGAGGCAAAGGATTTTGTCTCTCCGCGTGCGGCGATGATCAGCCAGTACAGTCCGAGTGGACAGTGGATGGCATATTCCGTGCAGTTTACAAGCCTGCTGGAGGGAACGAGAATCGCGATCCCGACAGACGGACAGGCGTTCACCATCCATGTCACCATTACCGGGGCAGACGGTACGGTCATCCGGTTTGACGAGGCGGCGCGCGGGCCGGTCGCAAACGGGATCGTGGGCGTATCTTATCACGGCGATACCGTCGAACAGATGACGACCGGCAGTATCTATGACGTACTGCTGCAGCATGATATCCCAACAGGGACAGACTATACCAATCGTATCGGGCTGATCTGGCAGCCGCACTCATGCGTCCTGGATGACGAGGAGAACGCAGGCACCAGCTATACCCCGGTCCTGGAAGAGACAACACTGACGGCAGAGACGGCGCTGTATCCGTCGCTGTGGCCTATTACGCTTGGCGCTACGTACCGGATTATTATCCGGAGCGCAAAAGGCGGGACGACGATATCGACACTTGAGACACCGACAAGATACGACAGTGAAAACAAAAGGTACCATCTCAGCATCGGAAATTTTTACGCGCAGAACAACAACTCGGCAACCGCATGGGAGATCACCGCACCGGGACGAAACTATGGGAACAACACTATCCAGATTGACAGAGTGGTCATACGGGAGAAGAGCTACTACCCGATCCTGCTGACCGATGAAGCCTATGTCGATCCGTTTACCACAGCGGCAAAAGCCGGAAACGATTTCAACACGGTTCAGTTCGCGCTGAAGAATATCGAGAGTCTGCCGGAGAGCGAGCTCTTTACCTCAGACGCGAAAATTGCCGTGAATCTCTACTACAACAGTGCCGACTTCGATGGCGGCATCAAGATCACGGAGTGCGAGTATACAATTCCGATGACGCCGAGTGCAACGGTAGACGCCGAGCTGCTGCCGGAGGTGGACATGACGAAGTGTTCTGTCGGGGACGATACTTCCGTTTCATCGTTCTATATGATCAACGGGAAGTTTTTGCACGGGAAAGCCAGGATGCGCTTTACAGTCGACGGAATCTTCAAGTACGGAGACAGCATGGTTTCCACAAAGAACTACTCGAAGGTGGCGTGGGCGTATATTCCTGGCTCAACATACACGCTGCACGGTGAAGAGGTAACAGCCGGGGAGACGCAGACACACACGGAATATCTGCGGGTAATCGGAAGTAAATGGGGGGTATCGCAGCTTGATGAGGCAAAGTCTCTGGATTACAGCGTGCTGTGGTATCAACCGCCATATATCAAGGTTATTTCTCTTGAGCGATATCAGGATGAGAACGCTACAATCCAGGACGACGCAGGACGGTATGTGAAAGTGGAGTATCAGGCTTATTTTTCCGAGCTGGACGGCATCGACCGCTGGAGACACATCAACTGGAAATATGTGAGTAATTATGGTCAGAGTACAGCACAGCGGTCAGTAAGCGCAACAGAGCATATGTTCACTGACAGCTTTATATACTATACCAGCACTTATGCTTCAGACCTCACGGTCACGGTGTATGACCGATACAACACACAAGGCATTGTTGCATACCGCGGCAGAATACCGAAGGCCGGCGTTATCATGGAGTATATGCACGACGGTCTCGGTATCGCAATCGGAAAGAACGCGACGGAGGCGCATACCTTCGACATCGACCGCAGCTGGGGTCTCTACTTCGGCAACGCGTATGTAGAGAACTATAACCAGCACCAGCCGCAGCATCTCGCGACGTGGATGCGTGACGTCGACACGAAAGAGGCTTATCTGAAGCAAGAGAGCAGATACGCGTAGAAACTATAAACAAATGAAAGAGGTGGGACAGTGAACTATATTCGCAGTCTAAAACTGGACTTTAACGCAGAGAGCGCTGTACACCCGATTGTAAACGTCAAACAGAACGACAGGAACACACGGTTCCTGAAGATCGGACTATACAGCGACGGAACGGCGTATGCGCCGGAGAGCGGCGTGCCGATTCTGTTCCGCTGCAAAAATCAGGAGAGCGGCGCTACCGTGACACTCAGTACGGAGAGCGCCGATCCTGACTACGGTTCCGTCCCCATCACAAAACTGAATGAGAACACGATCCAGGTTGTGCTGACGGAATCGGTAACGAGAGAGGCGGGACTGTGCCTGTGCGACATCTGCCTGGATAAGGGCAGTGAAATCCTCAGCACAGAGGCATTCTATATCCGGGTACACCCGTCTCCCGGAGGCTAAGGCGGTGAAACATGGATTATCTACTGAACATTAAACTCGACCTGAACCTGGACAGAGAGATGCCGGTGGCGAGAGTAAAGCAGGGTGACGCATCGGCGAGGAAGCTCACGATATTCCTTGAGAAGGACGGAGAGACATTTATCCCGGAGAGCGGGGTGCAGTTCCTGTTCCGCTGTGAGAAGCCGGACGGACACGCCGTCATCCTGGACAGCGAGTACCAGGACGAAACGCTCGGCAGGACGCCGGTCGTTAACAACGGAGACGGAACCGTCACGGTGGAGCTCACGGGGCAAGTCACCGTCGTGCCCGGTGTGTGCCGGTGCGACATCTGCATGTACAAGGGCGCACAGATTCTGTCCACAGTCCCCTTCGCTATCGACGTGAAACGCTCGCCGAACATCGCAAATCTGGTGGTGTCCAGCGACGACTTCCGCACGATGAGCATGGCGATCCAGCAGGCGCGGAACCTGATGCGCGGCGTGGCGCAGTGCTCGGCGGTCATCTATCTGTCGGACAACTGGAACGGGGTTGAGAGCCCGTACTACCAGAACGTCACGGTCACGGGGTATCCGATCTCGCCAAACACAAAGGTTGATCTGATCGCGGACCCAACAGTTGTGGACAGCATGCTGGAGAGCAAGACGAACCAGCTGATGGCGATCAACAACGGCGGTGTCCTGACGGTCTATGCAACCGGGAACGCGCCGACGGAGCCGCTCACGGTACAGGCCTGCCTGTACGAGACGATCCCGGTGGAAGAGTGGGCGGACGCCGGACTGCCTGAGTCCGGAGACGACACGGGTGACAGTACCGGCGGCTGAAAGAACAACTATGAACAATAACAGAAAACAACAATACAACGGAGGTGAGCGAACATATGGCGATAATCGGTAATCCGATCATTGCGGCGGTCAAGTCCGAGGTAGACAGCGTATTCAACGAGTATTCTGAAAATCCGGTACAGAACCGCGTGATTGCAGCTTATGTCCGGGAACCGAGCCTCACACTGGATCAGGATGAGGAGACAAAGCTGGTCTATGTCGCGACACAGGACGGCGTACGGCTCGGCAACGGTATTCTCGTAGAGGGCACCGGAGGCGGAGGCGGAGGCGGCAACGACAGCTACGCCGCCAAAGTCGCGAACCTGCTGGACAGCAGAACCTTCACAGTACCGGAGGGTGGAAGCGCGGTCATCGCGTTCCGCTATACATCTGTAGACGCGGACGGAGAAGATGACGGCCCCGGTGTCGGCGTCATCTCTGTCAACGGTGTACAGAGGCAGACACTGAGCGTGAGCCAGGGAGACCACAGCATTGACATCTCCTCTCTCCTGAGCGCAGGCGAGAACAGGGTTATCATCCGGGTCACGAACTCGGTCGGGCGCGCTTCACAGATGCAGTACACCATTGCCGTAGTAGCGCTGAAGCTGACGACGACCTATGCTGATCTCTCGACGTATTCCGGCGACGTGATCTATTCCTACACGGTATCCGGCATCGGCGAGAAGACCATGCACTTCGTCATGGACGGGGAAGACATGGGGCTTGTGACTGTCACCACGACAGGGCGAAGCCAGTCCTTCACGATCCCGGTACAGGCCTACGGCGGACACGTATTTGAGTGCTATGCCACAATGGACGTGGATGGCATGCCGCTGAAGAGCAACGTGCTGCGGCACGGCATGATCTGGCTCAAGGACGGCGTCACCAACGCCGCCATTACATCTACCTTCAACCAGAAAACAGCAATCCAGGGAGAGACTCTGTCAATCCCCTATCTGGCGTACGACCCGCTGCAGGCGGAGGCAGAGGTGGAGCTGATCGTCATCGACAGCGACGGCAACCAGTACAGCAGCAGTACCATCAGACACAACAGGACGCCTGACGTATGGACACTGACGGACTACCCGGCAGGAGAAATTACGATTCGACTGCGCTGCGGCTCGGCACGCTGCGACTTCTACGTCGACGTGGAAGCGTATGAACTGCCGGTGAGTTCGGTCACTGACGGCCTGATGCTGGAGTTTTCCGCAGCAGGACGGTCCAACGGCGAAGCGAACCCGGCACAGTGGAGTTATAACGATATTGAGGCGAGCTTCACGAACTTCGGCTGGGGCGGCGCGGACGGCTGGGTCGCTGACAGCGACGGCACCACAGTGCTGCGCTTCCTGCCAGGGGACACGATGGAGATCCCCTTCTATTCTTTCCGCAACAACATCACGTCGAGCGGTTATACCGTCGAGATTGAAATGGCAACGCACAACGTGCGGGACTACGAGAGCGTGGTCATCAGCTGTATGAGCGGCGGGCACGGCTTTGTCATCCGCTCGCAGAGCGCCGATCTCAGTTCGGAACAGTCCGGCGTATCGGTGCAGTTCAGGGAAGATGCGCGGGTGCGGGTCGCCTTCTCGATTGAGAGCCTGAACCTGAACCGGCTTATCTATATCTATGTAAACGGAATCATGTGCGGCGTAGCGCAGTATCCGAGCGCAGACAACTTTCGTCAGATTACACCGGCGGATATCCTGATCGGCGCACAGAGCTGCGGTATCGACCTGTACAAGATCAGAATCTACAACAAAGGGCTTACCAGCACGGAACAGCTGGACAACTTTATCGCAGACCGGTCTACACTGGCGGAGCGGCGCGAGGCATATGAACGCAACGACATCCTGGATGAGAACGAGAACGTCACCATCGACAGACTGCCGAACTGGCTGTCCCACATCCTGATTAAGTGTCCGAGGCTCCCCGCGAGTAAGGAAGAGGACGACGCGACGGCGGAACTGGAATTTGTCGACCCGCTGCATCCGGACCGGTCATGGACCGCGACCGGCGTCAAGATCGGTATTCAGGGAACCTCGTCCGCCGGTTATCCGATCAAGAACTGGAAGTTCAAGCTGAAAAAGGGAATCGTCTATGAGACGCGAGACTCGCAGGGCAACGAGCGGACAGACGTCGGCTTCCCGATCCACGAGGGAGAGATCCCGACCAAGACGATCTGCTGGAAGGCGGACTTCGCCTCCTCAGAGAACGCGAACAACGTGGTGCTGGCGATGTACTATAACGATCTGTGCCCGTACAAGACGCCTGCCCAGCAGGCCAACCCAAAGATCCGTCAGGGTATCGACGGCTTTGCGTCCACCCTGTTCTGGATGGATACGACGACCAATGAGGTGCACTTTCTCGGCAAGGGCAACTGCAACGTGGATAAGGGTAACGACAACATCTTCGGTCTGACGGAGGAGTATCCGGACGCGGAGAGCTGGGAGTTCCTGAACAACACATCCAATCGCTCACTGTTCAGCGGAGCGGACTTTGAATCCATGGGCACCGACAAGAACGGCAACCCGATCAAGGCGTGGCAGAACGACTTTGAGGCAAGGTATCCGGATGACTCTCTGGATATCGAGCGGTGGGCTGCGGCGGTCGCGTGGGTCGCATCCACAGACCGGAACGCGGTGAGCGCGGAAGCGGAGAAGAATGCGAGACTGCAGAAGTTCCGGAACGAATTTGAAGATCACTTCATTCTGGCAGCGCTGCTGTTCTATTACGTGTTCACAGAGACGTTCCTGCTGATGGACAACAGAGCAAAGAACATGTTCATGACGACATTTGACGGGGTGCACTGGTTCACGCTCCCCTACGACTTTGACTCGTCACTTGGCATTAACAACGAAGGCTCGCTCGCCTTTGGCTACTGGCTGGAAGACACGGACTTTGTGGACGGCAAGGAAGTCTATACCGGGCAGAAGTCTGTCCTGTGGAACAACTTCCGCGACGCATTCCAGGATGAAATCCGTGAGATGTACCGGTCGCTCCGAAGCATGAGCGACAACGACCCGTCAAAAGAGTCCCCGTTCAGTTATTACAGGGCTGCGAAGCGCTTCACCGATCATCAGTCCGCATGGCCTGAAGCACTCTGGAACGAGGACGCCTATACGAAATATCTCCAGCCGTACTTCACAACCGGCGAGGATTACCTCGACCGACTGTACGGAAGCAAAGCATCCCAGAGAGACTGGTGGCTATACAACCGCTTTGGCTATCTGGATTCCAAATACTTCTGCGGCGAGGCCGCAACGAACCGTATTGTCCTGCGTACCAACAGGATCGCAGATATGACGATCATCCCGTACGCAGATATCTACGGACACGTCCGCTTCGGTTCCTACGATACCGTCAAACGCTGCAAGCGCAATGTGGAATATACGCTGGAATGTCACGCGGATAACCTGGACGATACGGAGACCTATATCTATTCCGCAAACCGGCTGAGGTCTGTCGGAGACCTGAGTCCGCTGCTGGTCGGCGAATGGAACTCCGCAGCGGCAACAAAGCTGCAGGAGATCAAGCTCGGCGATTCCGATCCGAATTATGACAATCCGCTGCTCGGAGCAAAGAACAGCGTCAATGTTGGAACGAATGAATTGCTCACATCGATCGACGTTACCAACTGCAGCGGTTTTGGGACCGGCAACCAGAAGACGCTGGATGTATCCAAGTGTCCGTCCCTACAGACGGTACTGGCATCCGGCACGGCGCTCCAGGGCGTCCTGCTGCCGAATGGCGGGCATCTGCGTACGCTGAAGCTGCCAGGGACAATCAAGAACTTCACGATCCAGAACCAGAAGGAACTGCAGACACTGACATTTGACAGACAGGGCACGATCCAGACGCTGGTGGTCGAGAACAGCCCGACGGTACCGGTGGCGGAACTGCTGCTGAACAACCCCGTAGCAAACTTCCGTTTGATTAACTTTGAAATCACGGTGACGGCGGCGCAGCTGCAGACCATCTACGACAAGCTGGCGGCGGAAAGCGCGAAGGGCATCGAGCCAGACCTGAAGACGGAAACGGCGGTAGGCAATTCGGTATCCGGCGTCATCAATGTGAACCAGTCCGTGAGCGCTAATCTGATCGCGGCTTTCGGCGATCTCTGTCCGGAGGTGCTGATTGTGGTGAACGGACAGGCCAGCTGCGTGGTGCGCTTCCGCGACTGGGACGGCACGGTGCTGAACATCCAGAATATTTCCCGCGGCGGCACGGCAGTGGATCCTGTGGCGGAAGAGCTCATCGAAGTGCCGGTACGTCCGGATTCGGAGCGTATCCGCTATACCTACGACGGATGGGACAAGCCGCTCACGAACATCCAGACGCACACGGTCATCACGGCGAAGTACGCCGAGGAGAGCGCGTGGTACGCGATCTTCCAGAACTGGGACGGCACGGAGCTGTACCGGGAGCTGGTGCTGACGGGACACAATGTTGAAGATCCTATCCCAAGAAAGATTCCGACGCCGGTACGGCCTGCGGACGGAGAATATTCCTATACTTACGCAGGCTGGGACAGAAGCTTACTGAACTTCCGTTCCGACAGAATCATTACAGCAAAATACGCAACGTCCGCTTCCCTGACGGTCACCTTCGTCAACTGGGACGGGACGGAACTGTATGTCGCGAACTGCAAGTTCGGCGGTTCCGTACAGAATCCTGTAGACTCAGGAGCCATTCCCCCGCCGACGAGGCCGGACGACGACGAGAATCAGATTCGCTATACCTTTATCGCATGGAACCGTGATCTGTCGAACATTACAGAGTCAATGACTGTCACGGCAACATACTCGCGACTGACATACTATAAGGCAATCTTCCTTAACACAGACGGCTCGGAACTGTACGTGGAACGGCTGAAGTACCGCGACGCGGTTATCGATCCTGTAGCGGCTGAACTGATCGAGACGCCGACAAGGACGCCGGAAGCAACCTACGGATATATCTACAAAGGCTGGGATAAACCGCTGTCGACGTCAATCACCGCAAACATCACGTACACCGCACAGTACAAGACAAACCAGGAGTTCCGCGTTGTCTTTGTAAATACAGACGGAACAGTGCTGAACACGCAGTACGTATACGACGAGGACGACGCGGTCGACCCGTACGATACGGGAATCATCGCGACACCTGTACAGCTGCCGACCGATCAGTATCAGTATACTTTTGCGGGATGGGACAGCGCCCTGACGAACATCAAGGCGGATAAAACCATCACGGCACGGTACAACAGTTCAATCAGAAAATACAAGATACGCTATCTGAACAACGACGGAACGGTTGTCAGGGATGACGGAGAACTTGGCTACGGCACCAAGCTGACACCGCCGAGCGATCCGACGCACCCCAGCGGGGACGCCAAATATGTATTCCAGTTCTGGGATCCGGCGGAGACATCGGTGACGAGGGACAGAGATTACATTGCAATCTACCGTGACAACACAATCGAGCTGGTGCGGTATTTGGACGGAAGTATCGAAGAGTATTCCGACAACGGCGGGACAAATATTGCACCGTACGCGTTCTATGCTGAACCGAATCTGGAGACGGTAGAGGCGAACCCGGCAAGCGTCGGGGCTTATGCATTCTATAACTGCCCAAAGCTGAAAGAAGTAGACCTTGCCGGAACGGGCGCACTGTCTATTATTGAATATGCTTTTTATCAAGACAGTAAACTGACTGATCTAATCTTACGCGGAAACAGCGTAGCGGCACTTGCTAATTATAATTATTCTTATCCGGGTTATAACGTATTCGGCTATACACCGATTGCCGCCGGACTCGGCACTATTTACGTACCAGAGGAATTGGTGGATGATTATAAGGCAGCCGCAAACTGGGGAGCGTACCGGAACCGCATCTACCCAATCAGCGACTATCCGATTACAAACTATGAAACCATTTCAGATTCGTGGGCAGATATCGTTGCGGCGGAAAGTGACGGAAGTTATCTGTCGAAATATAAAATCGGAGATACTAAAATCTTCAAGGTGAACGGTGTGGACACCTATGCACAAATAGCAGGATTTGACCAGGACGACAAAGCAGACGGAAGCGGCAAAGCTCATATCAGCTGGCTGACACTGCACCCATACCCATCGGTCCGCAGGATGGACAATTTCCAGTATTTTGCCACGTTCAACTGGCAAGAAAAGGACGGCGTCTGGGTTCCGATGAATAAAGGCGTACATAATTCAGCCGCAGAATGTACATGGACATTCAACGTGCAGACCGGCGGTACCTTCACGATCGAATATAGATGCTCATCTGAAGGTGTTGACCCGCTAACGATCACGGTGAACGGGAATCAGATCACCTCCGGCGGCGGAACTTATACCTGGCGATCCTACAACGTAACATGTGCCGCAGGCGATACGATCACCGTGTTCGGCAGATACCGGAAAGACGGTAGCGTACATACCGGTGAAGACAGTGGCTTTATCCGTTTTACCGGTGACGCCGTTACAACGATGACATCCACTCATGTAGACCCGAAAGAGCATACCTATGAGAACTCCGAAATGCGCACCTGGCTGAACGACACTTTGACGCCGCAAATAGAAAGTGGCGTGCGGAGCAGAATCGTTCCGGTCACCAAAAAGTCCTACCATGTCTACGCCGGCGAAGTTCTCACGTCGACAGAAAGCGTATGGCTTCCGTCCGGTTACGAGATTGGCGCAAGCTATGAGGGCAGCGGCGCAAGATATACCGACCTTATGCCTAACAACTACAGCAGGCTCCGTTGTCTGCGGTCTAACTATAGCAACGTAACTTACTGGACACGTACGATCTACAGCGGAGGGTATGTTTACTGCGGAAGCACTTCCGGTGTGATTACCGGCGGAATATCGCCAACCAATAATCAATATTTCATCTATGGGTTCTGCACTTAAAGGGGTGATGGATCATGGCAGAAGCAACAAATACACGCACTACAGTCGGCAATCACGAGACTCTTCGGGCCGTGGTTGCCAGCACGCTTTCAGAACTGATTGACGATCAGGTGTATAACCTCAGACCTTATGCCTTTTATGGCGACACCGGGCTGGAGGCCGTCACCCTGCAGAACATCAGACAGGCCGGTCAGTACGCATTTGCAAACTGTTCCCGTCTCGCAACGGTAAACCTGGGATACCTGCACGTGCTCAGTTCTTATTTATTCAGCAACTGCTCAAAGCTCGATACGGTATATGCCGCAGAGACTGAATCCGCACAGACAAATTGCTTTGCCGGATGTACAAATCTCGTTACTATCTATATGCCTGAACTGCTATCTCTGGCAAGCGGTATGTTCCAAAACTGTACGAAACTAACCGATGTGTACGTTCCGAAACTGAAATCAGGGAACAGCTACGCTTTTTCAGGGTGCTCCTCGTTGGAAGAGATTGACTTGAGGAACCTCACCAGTGTCAGTTACAGTATGCTCAGCGGTTGTTCCAAGCTTGCGAGAATCACCCTTAACGATGACTGCAGCACTATCGGCGACTATGCATTCAGAGGGTGCTCCAGTCTGGACAATCTGTCATTCCCGAATGTACGCAGTATCGGCTCGTATGCTTTCAGCGGTTGCTCAAAGCTGAAAAATATTTCCATCCCGAAAGCGACAAGCGTCTCAACTCGCGCGTTTCAGGACGTGCCGATCGGCGCGCGTTCTGACGACGTCCTCAATCTGCCGAGCGTTACCAGTATCGGGCAGTATATAGCCTATGGGAACGGGCCGCACGCTATTGATTTCGGATCGAGAATTACATTCGGGACCTATTCACTCGCTTACGCGCACAATCTTGTTCAACTGATTCTACGCAGCAGTACAATGTGCTCACTCGCCAACACGAACGCTCTTATGCATACACCGCTTGAGAGCGGCTACGGATGGATTTATGTTCCGGAGGATCTTGTTGGCACATATAAGGCTGCGACAAACTGGTCTACGTTTGCAGACAGGATCATACCTCTGGACGAATATCCGAAGGACGTGATCGGTACCATTACCGATACATGGGATGAGATTGCAACTGCAGAAGCGAACGGAACGTACAAGACTAAATATCATATCAATGATACAAAGACGTTTCTGCTGAACGGGTACACTTATGCAGCACGGATTATCGGATTCGATAAAGACGACAGGTCTGACGGGAATGGGAAGGCGCCGATCACATGGATGTGTATCGGGCTATTTCCTACAGGTAGGCAGATGAATAATAATTACGGCACCAGTATTGCACAAAACTGGAGAGGGTCTTTGGTGCGTTCTTACCTCCAAGACAACGTTCTCTCACGGCTCGACGAGGATCTCGCTCCTCGTATTGTTGAAGTACAGAAAAACTCACGCACTCAGACTACAACCGGGGCAGCTGATTATGATACAACAGACGACAAGCTGTGGGTTCTGTCTGCTCACGAAGTTGGATGGGGTGGAACCGGAGAAAGCGGACCAGTATATGACGATGTTTTCTCCGATGATGAGTCGCGGCAGCTCCGTCCAAATGCATTCGCGACCGGGGATAAAGTATACTGGTGGACTCGTACCACGTCTTCGGATTCACGACATTGTTATCTTGCAGCCGCAACAGCACGGACTGTATCAAACGGCGACGGAACTAATACGAGTTATCCTGGCGGTGATCTATTGAATGCACACTGCTCGAACACATATTATTTCCCAATCTGTTTCTGCACCTAAGGTGTATGGAGGAATTACATGATTGTAATGGAGTTCTATAAGACAAGAAGCGACGGGGTTGATCTGTACCGTACGTATTCCGATCGCAGGATGATGATCGAGCGCGACGGCGTCCTTTACGGCGAGGCGATCGACCCCGGCGATCGCGGGAGGCTCTATGTGGAAACGGAGACTCCGATTCCGGCTCCGGAGGAACCGGAAACCGAAGAGGAAAACAACGAAGAAAATAATGAGGTGGTGATATAAAATGGCTATTTCATTAGAGACGCTGGCTCTCGCCTCTCAGCTGAAAGGCGGCGCCGGCGGTGGCGGCGGAGGCGGGAGCGATCTCCCGTCTGTCAGCCGCAACGATAACGGCAAAGTCCTGACCGTGAAAAACGGTCGATGGAAGGCGGCAGAGCCGGAGACAGAACTGCCTGATCTGACTGCGGAAGACAACGGGAAAATCCTCGGTGTGGTCAACGGTGCATGGGCTGTGATGGATGCTCCGGCTGGCGGCGGTTCTGGCGGCGGCGGAGATTCTGTCGACGCAGTAGTAATTGCCGGAGAAGGTACAGGCTCTACAGTACAGGGGCTGATCAACAACAACCGGGCGACCGGTGACTATGCGCATGTGGAAGGCGGATGGTATGCAGAAGACGACGGAGAGGGCTACGAACTTATTGAGGCTAACGTTGCATCCGGTCATTCTTCGCACGCTGAAGGACGGGAAACGGTCGCGTCAGGAACGTGTTCACACGCTGAGGGACGGGAAACGGTCGCGTCAGGAACGTGTTCGCACGCTGAGGGCGACAGAAGTTTAGCGTCCGGTGCTGATTCTCACGCTGAGGGCGGTAGTACAAATGCTACAGGTTTATGTTCACACGCTGAGGGGTATGCCACTGAAGCTTCAAAAAACAGAGCACACGCCGAAGGTTTCTATACAAAAGCTTCCGGTGAGGATTCCCATGCGGAGGGCAGTTATACGACCGCATCAGGCATGCGCGCTCATACAGAGGGCGGTCATACAACGGCGTCAAATCGAAGCGCTCACGCAGAAGGCGATCATACTATTGCGAGCGGCATTTATTCTCACGCAGAAGGATTCAGCACCACGGCAAACCATGAAGCTCAACATGTGTTCGGTGAATACAATATAGCTGATCCTTCTACTGCGACAGCAAACCAACGTGGTACTTATGTTGAGATTGTTGGTAATGGCACTATTAATACACAGTCTAACGCCCGCACCCTCGACTGGAACGGAAATGAAGTACTTGCCGGTAAGCTCACAGTCGGCGCGGCTCCGACGGCGGACATGGATGTCGCCACGAAGAAGTACGTGGATGACAATGCTGGCGGAGCAAGCGTTGTGGTTGCCGGTGAAGGTACCGGATCGACGGTGCAGGGGCTGATTGGTAACTCCGATCCTACGAAGAATAATCGAGCTACCGGGGATTATGCGCATGCTGAAGGCGGAGGAATGATTCCGGGTGGTACTAATACGCCGGCAGTATATATTACAAACACTGCATCCGGTGTTGCTTCACATGCAGAAGGTCGCGGTACAACCGCCAGCGGTGAGTGCTCGCACGCAGAAGGCGATAGCACAATCGCCAGCGATAGTCTGTCTCACGCAGAAGGCGGCGGCACCGCAGCAAGCGGTGCGACGTCTCACGCAGAGGGCAGCTTTACAATGGCAAGCGGTAGAAGTGCTCACGCTGAGGGTTCCCAGACAACAGCCAGCGGCAATCAGTCTCATTCCGAAGGGTTTGAGACAGTTGCCAGCAATACTACTTCTCACGCCGAAGGCTCCCATACAACCGCAAGCGGTCCTTGGTCTCACGCAGAAGGCAGTTACACAACCGCGAATCACGCATCTCAGCACGTTTTCGGTGAATACAACGTCGCAGACCCGTCAACAGCGAACGCAACCAGTCGCGGCACCTACGTTGAAATCGTTGGCAACGGAACAAAATCGGCCCGCTCCAACGCCCGCACTCTCGATTGGAACGGCAACGAAGTCCTCGCCGGCAAACTGACCGTAGGTGCGGCACCAACGGCGGATATGGACGTCGCCACGAAGAAATATGTGGATGACCGTATCGGCAGCGGCGGCGGCAGTGGGAGCGGCGGAGGAAGCAGTCTCCCGGCATCCACGGGTACCGGTACGAACAGCATGATCGAAGGCAGTCTGTCCGGCGCAACGGCAAACACCGCATCCGGCGATTACTCCCACGCGGAAGGCATCGCGATGACGGCGAATCACCGGTCTCAGCACGTGTTCGGTGAATACAACGCGGCAGATACTTCAGCCGCTCTGGTATCCGAACGCGGCGACTATATCGAAATCGTTGGCAACGGATACGATGAGTATTCCCGCTCCAACGCCCGCACCCTTGACTGGTACGGCAACGAAACGCTTGGCGGGAACCTCACCGTAAGCGGCGGCACGCTCACGATCGGGAATGTTGAGCTGACGGCAGAGAAGCTGGAAGCGCTGCTGCAGATGCTCCAGACGGCGGGATAAACATGCGGACAATCCAGATGCTGCTGAACACCGCGGCGGCACTGATCCGCACCCTGCTGGCACCGGTGAACAGAAAGAAAATATATGGGGACGCAGGTCTTCTGGAGATAACATCTCTGAGGATCAGCGTCCCGCTGTATTATCCGGGCGCAAGAAGCGCGCAGGAAATTACAGACGACAAAAATTCGGCGGCGTGCTTTCCGTGGGGCGGGCAGACAGTGATCGCAGATCATTCCCACCAGGGGAACTTCTCCATGCTGAATCTGGCGAAAGCGGGACAGACAACGGCGACTGTGGACAGCGAAAACGGAAGACAGGAATACCTCTGCTCGCGCTCGCAGGTCGGGCATCTCAAAACAACGGAATACGGAAACGAGCTGTACGACGAGGAATGGGCAAAGGTCGCCGGGCAGAATCCGGGCGGGCTGTGCATCTACACCTGTATTGCGAAATCCGCCAGGGACGTGATGGACGTCCGGCTGACCTTCTGGACGCCGCAATAAACCAAACAGACAGGAGGGAATATTATGGCGGTTACAACGATCCCCGGCGGGAAAAGAAATGACTACTTCGGCACGTCGGAAGACACAAAGCCGGTTGTACATGTTCCAAACGCGAGCATGTTCTATGAATTTGATACCAGCATTATCTATTTCTTTGATGAAGAGCATCAGGAATGGGTTCCGCAGAACGGGGCGGGCAGCGCCTCCCCCTGACCGGGACAGAAAATTATAAGACAAAAGACTGGCTCCGGTGTTTCAGCAGAACGCCGGAGGCCTCGTCATTTATACCTGTTGAATGAAAGGAATTTTGGAGGCTATATGAAATTACAAATCTTAGTACCTCAGTATAACGAAACAGACGACGTGGTGAAGCCGCTGCTGGACAGCATCGCGCTGCAGCAGAACGTGCCGTTCGAGGAGATCGGTGTGATTATCTGCAACGACGGATCGGATATCCATCTGACGGAAGAGTTTCTGAACTCATATCCGTTTCTGGTGGAGTATCATCTGGAGCCGCACCGAGGCGTATCCGCCACGAGAAACGCATGTCTGGATTATGCCACGGCGGACTACGTCATGTTCTGCGACGCAGACGACATGTTCTACAACGCATGCGGGCTGTGGATTCTATTCCGGGAAATGGAGACAGGGTTCGACTCCATGATCTCCGCCTTTACGGAGGAGACGCGGGATATCAACACGGGCGGTGTTGCCTATGTCAACCACGATCAGGACAGCACTTTTGTACACGGAAAGGTACACCGCAGAAAATATCTGCTGGACTACGGCATCCGGTTCAACGACGAGCTGACGATTCACGAGGACAGCTACTTCAACATCCTGTGCCAGAATCTGAGCAAAAACGTGAAGTACTGCCAGACGCCGTTCTATCTTTGGAAATGGCGGGACAACAGCGTCTGCCGGCACGACCCGAAGTACATTCTGAAAACTTACCGGAACATGCTGGACTCCAACGACAGCCTGGTGGACGAGTTCCTGCGCAGAGGCGTCAACGACAAGGCGATGTTCTATCTGGCGTTCATGGTATTTGACGCGTACTACACGATGAACAAACCGGAATGGATCGATCAGGAGAACAAGGAGTACCGTGACAGTACGGAACGCCGGTTCGCAGACTACTATGTGAAGCATAAGAAAATGTGGGACAGCATCGCAGACAACGACAAGATGCAAATCTCCAACATGGTACGCAGCAGAAGCGTCATGGAGGGAATGCGGATGGAGTCCACTACCATCGAGGCATGGCTCCGGCATGTGAAGAAGCTGGCCTCCAAAAAGAAATGATATAGAAAACAATAAGGGGGGGATTAGATGATCACGATAATTCCCGGTGGAATTACGAACGAATATTTCGGTCCTTCCACCGAAGACAAGCCTTCGGTACACGTGCCGAACGGCAGTACATTCTACGAATTCGATACGGTCAAACTCTACGTCTACGACGCCGACCTCAATGAGTGGATAGAACAGGAGTTTGACAACGGCGGCGGCGATGTGCCGGCGGCTACCGCAATGCTGAAGGATACAGACGTGACAGTATACAAGGAAGACTGGGAAGAGGATCCGGACGGCGTCAGCGCGGCGTTCCCCTATCGCGCTCCGGTTGAGCTTGCCGGTGTGACGGAGGACATGTTCTCGACCGTGGTGTTCGGCGTGGACGATGCCTGTAGCGGGAACTTTGCGCCGGTTGCAAAGAGCGACGACGACGCGGTGTATATCTACGCCGCGGAGGTACCGGAGAACGATCTCACCATTCTGTCCGTTGTCGCGTGGTAAGGAGGAGATCCTATGTTTGGAAACACAAATGTGGCTGCCGGAAAAGACGGCAACGCCATGAAGTTTGGAGATCCGACGAAGGACTGGGCTAATGTCGGGCAGGCGGACTATATGATTATCACCGGGACGCAGGGCGCGTATGTCGACCAGGCGGTCACCGACAACGAAGTCATCCTTGAGTGACGGATCACCTTATCGATAAGGAGGTTATGAATATGGCTTTTGAAAAGAAAGTCTGGCTCGGCGGCGATACCGTAACCGCTGCGCATCTGAATCGAATTGAGAACGGAATCATGGAGGCGATGGAAAGCGGAGGTTCCGGCGCAGGCGAGGCTGTACTGCCAGACTGGAACGAGAACGATCCGACGTCAGCGGCGTATATTCGGAACAGGCCGTTCTATAAATCTGGTTCGGCGACTGTATTATATCAAAACAGCGCATTTTTGATGGCAACGGAAATGGGTAGCTGGGTTGGCGGAACGGACCTAAATGCAGAAATCCCGGCTGGGCTGTATGACGGAATGCCTGTTACCGTTACCGTTGACGGGGAGTCTGAGGAATTAACATTTGCTTATTATTCAAATTCTACACCAGCCTGCTATGGAGCCGGACAGCCATCACAAAATCGTTTCGGTATAGCATTTTATCCTGTAGACAGCGCTACATCCGGTCAATCATATGGTCGTGGTTTTGAACTGATGGATTTTCAAAACAAGACATCGAAAACTGTTAATGTGTCCGTTGTCAGCGGTTCAGTCAACGTGGTCAAGATTCCGGCAGAGTTTCTCGACATTCCTGACGACGTTGTGGTTGCCGGCGAAGGCACTGGCTCTACTGTACAGGGGCTTGTCGGCACAGAAGACCCGGCAAATAGCAACAGTGCGACTGGTGATTATGCGCATGCTGAGGGCGGGTTCGTTTCCACAAACGCAAGCACCGGTGTGACGACATATTATAAAAACACAGCATCAGGTCAATCCTCTCACGCCGAAGGACAGAGCACAACTGCCAGCGGCGCTGTGTCTCACGCTGAAGGCGCCCATACAATAGCCAGCGGCGGTCAGTCCCACGCCGAAGGGGTACACACAACCGCCAGCGGTAATCAGTCTCATGCCGAAGGCGTCAGCACAACCGCCAGCGGCGGTCAGTCCCACGCCGAAGGCCTTGGTGGCACATTTACCATTAACAACACTACATATACAAGCGGCGCAAAAGGGACGGCTGACCACACAGAGGGTTACCAGACGCTGACGGAAAGCGGTCAACCTGGTAACCATGCCGAAGGCTACCAGACCAGGGCGACTGGCGGCGCGGCGCATGCAGAGGGTTACGTGACACACGCAAGCGGTACAAACTCTCACGCGGAGGGCAACGGTACAACTGCCAGTGGCGCGATGTCTCACGCTGAAGGTAATGGCACAACCGCCAGCGGCGCGATATCTCACGCAGAGGGCTTTGGTGGCACATTTACCATTAACAACACTACATATGCAAGCGGCGCAAAAGGGACTGCTGACCACACAGAGGGATATCAGACTCTGACCGCTGCAGTGGAAGGAGAAGGCACTCAGGGCAATCACGCTGAGGGTTATCATACTCAGGCGACCGGTGGAGCGGCTCACGCCGAAGGCGGCGGCACAACCGCCAATGGTATCAGGTCTCACGCCGAAGGCAGTTACACAACCGCCAGCGGTAATGATTCTCACGCCGAAGGCGCCAGTACAACCGCCAGCGGCGGTCAGTCCCACGCCGAAGGGGTACAAACAACCGCCAGCGGCGGAGTGTCTCACGCTGAAGGTATGAGTACGACTGCAAGCGCATCATATTCACATGCAGAAGGACTTTCGACACAGGCTAAAAAAGAGGCTTCACATGTGGAAGGCGCTTACACAACTGCAAATGGGGCGCAGTCACACGCAGAAGGCAACGGCACAAACGCCGACGGCGCGCAGTCTCACGCTGAAGGTGTCGGCACAACCGCCAGCGGCCAAGCTTCTCACGCCGAAGGCAGTTATACAACCGCCAGCGGCAGCGCTTCTCACGCTGAAGGCGCTTACACAACCGCGAATCACGCCTCTCAGCATGTCTTCGGTGAAAATAACGTTGAGGACCCATCAACAGCTAACGCCAACGCTCGCGGTACTTACGTTGAAATTGTCGGAAATGGTACGAGCAGCGATGCAAAGTCCAACGCCCGCACCCTTGATTGGGACGGCAACGAAACTTTAGCCGGCAGCCTCACGCTCGGCAAAGGGACGGCTGACGAAGTTACCGTCACCGCCGCTCAGCTCAAACAGCTGATCGCCATGCTCTCGGCGTGATGTGAACATGAATAAAAGTATTATTTGAAAAGGAGGCGATGAAAGTGCCAGAAAAGGTTTCCATAACCAAGAAGAAGCTCGATGATCTGGCGAACGCCGTAGCGGCAAAGAGCGCCTTTCCTGTATGCATGACGGTTGATAAAATGACATCAGCCGTCCTCGGTTTGAAAGTAAAGGAAGACCTGCAGATGCAGGAGAAGACGGTGACGCCGACTAAAGACGGGGTGACCGTGCTGCCGGATGAAGGGTACGACGGGCTGGCGAAAGTGACGGTTGAACCTTATCCGAATGAGGCAGATGTATTGATTGAGAAGATGTTTACGTCGTATGAGAATTCGACCGTGAGAAACATTGGAGCTTACGCGTTTTGCAATTGTGAATCGCTCCGCTTTATATCATTCCCTGCCTGTACGAGTATTGGAAGTAGCGCGTTTCAATACTGCTACAGTCTCACGGACGTCAGCTTCCCTGCCTGTACGAGTATTGGGAACTACGCGTTTTACTCCTGCCGCAGTCTCACGGCAGCCAGCTTCCCTGCCTGTACGAGTATTGGGGACTACGCGTTTAACTTATGCTCCAACCTCACAAGCGTCAGCTTCCCTGCCTGTACGAGTATTGGGAACTACGCGTTTAACTTATGCACTAACCTCACGGCAGCCAGCTTCCCTGCCTGTACGAGTATTGGGGACTACGCGTTTCACTTATGCTCCAACCTCACAAGCGTCAGCTTCCCTGCCTGTACGAGTATTGGGAACTACGCGTTTTGCTCCTGCTACAGTCTCACGGCAGCCAGCTTCCCAGTTTGCGCGACAATTGGAAGTAGCGCGTTTCAATACTGCTACAGTCTCACGGACATCAGCTTCCCTGCCTGCACGAGTATTTGGAACTACGCGTTTTACTCCTGCCGCAGTCTCACGGCAGCCAGCTTCCCAGTTTGCGCGACAATTGGGAACTACGCGTTTAACTTATGCTTTAACCTCACGGCCGTCAGCTTCCCTGCCTGCACGAGTATTGGAAGCTACGCATTTTATAATTGCTACAGCCTCATGACCACTGATTTCTCAGCATGCCAAAATATTGGAAGTTCTGCATTTCTGAATTGCTATAACATCACAAGTGCCAACTTCCCTGTCTGTACGAGCATCTGGAATAACGCGTTTCAAAATTGCTCCAATCTAACGAGTGTTAGCTTCCCCGTCTGTATGAGTATTGGGCCCAGTGCATTTCAAAGTTGCATCAACCTCACGACTGCCGAGTTCCCTGCCTGCAAAAATATCGGGAGCTTCGTATTTCAATCTTGCCGCAGTCTCACGACTGCAAGCTTTCCTGCATGCACGAGTCTTTATAATTGCGCATTCCGCTACTGTTATAATCTTGTCAGCCTATATTTGCTTGGCTCTTCTGTTTGTTCATTATTATCAGCGGCGAGCTATGTTTTCGGAAGCACACCAATCTACGGGTATTCAGCATCGGCAAAGCGGTATGGCAGTGTGATTGTCCCGGCATCACTACTTACAGCATACAGGAACGCCACGAACTGGAAGATAATTTCCAGCAGGATCGTCGCGTATGACGGATAACACTAAATAAAAGCGAGGTTTTATTATGAGTTATGAAAAACAAACATGGGTTTCGGGTGAGCCTGTTGCGAGCGCGAAGCTCAATCATATGGAGGAAGGGATCCAGCGGGCGATGGAGTTCGGCGTTCAGTCTGACTGGAACGAGAACGATCCGACGTCGGCGGCATACATCCAGAATAGGATTTGCTATGAGGAAACGACGTCTGAAATACTGTATTCCGGTAGCCAGGCGCGGTCAACATTGCAGGGGGAGCTCGGTGCTTGTTCTGCACTGACATGTACACTACAGGACACAATAACAATGACAACGGCAGACGTGCTCGAAATTACAATTGGAGAAAAAACATTCAGTAACATCGCTCTATCTATTGCTTATAACGACTCTCTTTGGAATTTCGAGCCAAGAATTGGCGGCAAGCTGGATGCGTACGAACGTGATGGGATTATTGTTATATTCAAAAAAGAAGCACAGCCGCAGCGTTTTGAGCTTGAATTGAAAGTAGACGATGACCCGGGCGGAGACGGCGTTACAATTAAGCGTATTTTTGGCAGCACCGTCCACAAGATCCCGTCGAAGTTTCTCGACATTCCTGACGGCGTTGTGGTTGCCGGCGAAGGTACCGGGTCTACCGTTCAGGGACTAATCGGTAACGTTAACCCAGCAAACAACAATCAGGCAACCGGCGATTATGCGCATGTCGAAGGCGGTGATGTTTACACAAACTCCCAAACGAGTGAAAAGACGTATTATCCGAATACCGCATCTGGGGTAGCGTCTCACGCCGAAGGCAGTTACACAACTGCCAGCGGCATTCATTCTCACGCCGAAGGCGCCAGTACAACTGCCAGCGGCGGTCAGTCCCACGCCGAAGGGGTACAAACAACCGCCAGCGGCACTCAGTCTCACGCCGAAGGTTACTGCACAACCGCCAGCAACTACCAATCTCACGCTGAAGGTGCCAGCACAACCGCCAGCGGCGAGGCGTCTCACGCCGAAGGGCAGAACACAACCGCCAGCGACCAAGCTTCTCACGCAGAAGGCGACCACACAACCGCCAGCGGCAGTCAGTCCCACGCAGAAGGTAGCAGCACAACCGCCAGCGGCACTCAGTCTCACGCCGAAGGCTATGGCGGGACATACACTCTCAACGGCACTACCTACACAAGCGGCGCTATCGGAATGGCTGACCACACGGAAGGTTATCAGACGTTGACAGCAAGCGGCCAGCCGGGCAACCACGCTGAAGGTTATCAGACGCGGGCAACAGGTGGAGCGGCTCATGCAGAGGGTTCCGCGACACACGCAAGCGGATCACAATCTCACGCTGAAGGAAACAGCACGACTGCAAGTGGTTCTATTTCTCACGCTGAAGGCGTCAACACAACCGCCAGCGGCAATCAATCACACGCCGAAGGTGCCGGCACAACCGCCAGCGGTGTGAACTCTCACGCTGAAGGATCTGGCGGTACATTTACAATACAGGATACGACCTATACAAGCGGCGCAACCTCTTCCTGTGCACATTCTGAGGGTTATCAAACACTCGCGGGAAATGACAATGCTCATGCAGAGGGATATCATACTTTAGCCAGCGGTCAGGACTCTCACGCGGAAGGTGCGGCAACAATCGCCAGCGGATCAAATTCTCACGCGGAAGGTGCGAGCACAACCGCAAGCGGATCAACTTCTCACGCGGAAGGTGCGAGCACAATCGCCAGCGTGGCTCAGTCACACGCAGAAGGTTACTACACAACCGCCAGCGGCTACCAATCTCACGCCGAAGGTACACACACGACTGCCAGCGGTCAAGCATCTCACGCCGAAGGCTGCCAAACGATTTCCAATCACGCCTCTCAGCATGTCTTCGGTGAATACAATATAGCTGATCCTTCTACTGCGGCAGCAGATCAACGTGGTACGTACGTTGAGATCGTTGGTAACGGAACGTATGATTCCCGCTCCAACGCCCGCACCCTCGATTGGTCGGGCAACGAGGTTCTCGCAGGAAAGCTTACCGTTGGCGCAGCACCTACCGCAGATATGGACGTTGCTACGAAGAAGTATGTGGATGACAACGCAGGAGGAGCGAGTGTTGTTATTGCCGGGGAAGGCGTCGGGTCGACAAAACAGGGACTGGTTGAACCGGATGTTAACCATCCGGAAGTTGATTGGACTAATATAACATTTAACACGGCATCAGGGAACTATGCTCATGTTGAAGGCGGGCGGGCAAATTATTATTATGACGAGGATACAGGCACCACAGATGCGAATATTCTGAGTAATACAGCATCAGGTGTTGGGTCTCATGCTGAAGGTAGCGGCACTACCGCAAGTGCCAATGAATCCCATGCAGAAGGTGCCGGCACCACAGCAAGCGGTCATCAATCTCACGCTGAAGGTCAGAGTACAACCGCCAGCGGTCAAGCATCTCACGCCGAAGGCTACCAAACCACCGCCAGAGGCGAAAACTCTCATGCTGAGGGTAGTAGTACGGAAGCTAATGAGACTGATTCTCACGCAGAAGGTTCAGGTTCTATTGCCTCCGGTAGTGCTGCCCACGCTGAAGGAGATTATACAACCGCCAGCGGTAATGATTCTCACGCCGAAGGCGCCAGTACAACCGCCAGCGGAAATTGCTCCCATGCGGAAGGCTACGGCACAACCGCAAGCAGCGCCGGTTCACACGCTGAAGGCGAGGAGACCATCGCCAGCGGCGAGCAGTCGCATGCGGAGGGCTACGGTACAACCGCCAATGGTGCCCAACAGCATGTTTTTGGCAAGTACAACGTTGTGGACAGTTCCGTATCGTCTCAAAATCTGAATGGCACCTACGTCGAAATCGTTGGAAACGGCACCGACAGCGCTCGTTCCAACGCACGTACCCTCGACTGGAACGGAAATGAGGTTCTCGCAGGTGGTCTGACCGTCGGAGCTGCCGGTATCACCATCGGGAGCACGACGATCACGGAAGCGCAGTTGACGGCATTGCTGGCGATGCTGAACGCGTAAAGCAAATATTGAATTGACAGGCCTCCGGTGTAACAGCCGGAGGTCGATTACATCTACAAGGGGGTGTAATGAGTGACGAAGAACGAAGCTATTGAAATGGTACTGAACACGGCACGCAATGAAATCGGGTATCACGAAAAGGCAAGCAACTCTAACCTCGACAGCAAGACTGCGAACAGCGGGTCCGGGAACTGGACGAAGTACGCACGTGATCTTAACAATACCTCTACCCTGAATGGGGACAAAAATAGTTTTCCATGGTGCGCTGTGTTCTGCATCTGGGACTTTACCAAAGTATTCGGAGAAGAAACAGCACGTCAGCTTCTCTGCCTTCCGCAGTACAGCTCCGGAGCCGGCTGCCTTTATGAAGTGCAGTACTATAAGCAAGCCGGTCAGTGGCGCACTGACCCTGAGCCTGGCGATCAAATCTTCTTTTCATATTCAGCCGGCGAAGTCAGCCACACCGGTATCGTAGAGTCCGTCGCCAACGGCATGGTCAACACGATCGAGGGCAACACCTCCGACATGGTAGCACGCAGACGCTATCCCCTGTCGAGCGGCTCTATCGTTGGATACGGCAGGCCGAGATGGGAAGTTGTGGCTGATCTCGACGCCGGCAGCATCGCGGCTCCCGTTGTGGAGGAACCAGCTGCTTCCATCCCCACGGCGGAAGAGAACGCCCAGATCCTTGTGAAGGGGTGCAAGGGCGAGAACGTGCGGAAGCTCCAGGAAGACCTGATCAAGCTGGGGTACGACGTCGGTGTATGGGGCGCGGACGGAGACTTCGGTACGGCAACGTATTATGCTGTCAAGAAGTATCAGCAGGATCATGATCTGGATGTGGACGGCGATGTCGGCCCGCTCACAAAGGCGTCCATGAAGGTCGCACTGGCGGCTCTGGGTGCACTGGACGCCGCCGACGCAGAGACAGAGAATCTCATCGCGGGAATCCAGGTCGCGGAAGCGGACAAGCCTGCGGTTCACACAGCGGCTGCACAGTATCGCATCGGGGATGTCGTGATGTTCGCAGGCAACGCGCATTACTTCAGCCCGGCGGCAAAGCTCGGACTTGCATGCAGGCCGGGCAAGGCGATCGTCCGCGCGGTCAAGGATGGCGCGAAGCATCCGTACCGGCTGATGGCTGTGCGCGGAGGAGGTTCCACGGTGAACGGCTGGGTTGACGCCGGCACTGTACAGGCGGTGAGTTAAAGGTGAAGAAGACTCCAAAGAAGCGCAGAGAGTTCTCGAAGATCATGGCGATCATCGCGATCACCATGTGGATCTTCGTGAATCTTTTCGGAATGGCGATGGTAATCTTTACACTGGATACATCGCCGCTGATGTATGTGATCCCGAGCGTAGACGCCGTGGTGGCGATTGTGCTGGGGCACTATTACTGGAAGGCTAAGGCTGAAAACCAGATCAAGCTGAAGAAGCTGTATGACACGGAAGTCGGCTGTGAGCCGGATGAAGAGATGTACACAAGGTCTGCGACGAACGACAGGCCACTGTACGAGAATTCAAATATTGTGTAAAAAAGGAGAATCGTTATGGTTATTGACATGACACAGGTAATCGTTGCGCTGATCGGTCTGATCGGCGTGCTGCTGTCCACTGTACTCATCCCCTACGTCAAGGCGAAGACCACAAAGGAGAAGTGGGATAACGCCATGTTCTGGGTAAAGCTCGCCGTGCAGAGCGCCGAGCAGATTTACGCCGAGCAGGGTATGGGAGAAAAGAAGAAGGCGTATGTCGAGAAGTTCCTGGCTGAGCATAACATCAAGCTCGATGCGGAGCAGATCGACGTGGCGATTGAAGCCGCCGTTCTTCAGCTGCAGGAAGCCGTTGCCTGATCTTTCTGAAAGGAGGTTTGCATCATGGATGTTCTCATGAATGCAACCATCGGGCAGCTTGTTGGCGGCGGTCTCGGGATCGTCGCCATCCTGTCTATATTTATTGAGTTCACGCCGATCAAGCTTAATCCGGTATCCGCGATCCTGAACTGGATCGGGAGACGCACCAACCGGGAATTATTTTCGAAGATGGATGAACTCGAACGGCAAGTGAATATTATTGGAGATAATCAGAAGAAGCTGGAAGATCAGGCCGAGGAACGGGACGCGATCAACTGCCGTATCAGGATCCTCGGATTTGCGGACGAACTGCGGACGCATACGAAGCACTCACAGGAAAGTTTTGAGCAGGTGCTGGAGGATATCGACGTGTACGAGAAATACTGCGACAGTCATCCGGAATTCAAGAACAACAGGACTGTGAGAGCGAAAGAGAGAATCAAAACAACCTACGACAGATGTATGGCGCAGGACGATTTCCTGTAAGATATGGAGGGACTGTAAATGTACAGAATCATGCTGGTGAAATCGAAAAGGGATAACAACGCCTCCCTTTATCAGTGGCTGCTGACGGAGCAGACCTCTGAGACAGACGGCGGGACCGTCACGGAAAAAGTCCCGATGGAGTTTGAGACCGAGGTAGAACTCGACGAACAGGTCGAGCGCATGCTGAACGAGGAAGACTATGCGAAATCTGATTTCATCGTGGTCAAGTACGTCGATTACAGAATCGACGCCACGGATTACGACATCACCTGATACTATGTAAGGCACTCTTGAGCGAGTGCCTTATTTTTTTAGCGCTGTGCCGGCAGGGCTCAACGCTGCTGCGTTTTGTGCGTCTGGAGGTATCAGCGGAAGGGTAAAAAAAAGACCCCGTAGAACGCTTCAGATTGCGTTATACGAGGTCTGAGTTATATTCACAGCTTAACGGTGAATAAGCATTTTAACTTTATCGAAGTTAATATACAGAATTTAAGTTAGCGTTTATTTTATTAAACATTAATGCCTGTTTTGTTTGTAATAATTGACATTACGCCAGAATGTCCGGGATTGTATCCAGCGCCTTTGCCTTCTGCTCTCGCATGACATGGATGTATGTGTTGTAGGTGATGGAGACGTCTGCGTGTCCGAGGAGGGAGCTCACGGTCTTGATGTCAATACCGTTTGAGAGCAGCAGTGTGGCGAAGGTGTGACGCAGAGCGTGGACGCCGTAAATCTTGTCTTCCGGCAACCCTGTCGCTACAGCGATACGGCGGAACATCTGATCGAGCTGGCGCGGCTTGACCTGGGTATGCTCGGAGGTTGTCATGACATAAGTCTCGTTACCGGTTACTTGATAAATATCAAGGAGTGCGGCGTAGGCGTTGTCGTTCAGAGGAATGGTGCGATCCTGCCCGGCGTCGGACTTGACGGTCTCCTGCTCCAGGAGCTTGTAGCCTTTGTCCTTGTCACGGTCGCGGACGAAGACGATGTTGTTATGGACTTTCAATGTCCGGTTTTCAAAGTCAATATCCGTTCCCCATTTCAGGGCGAGCAGCTCGCCCATGCGGAGGCCGGTATTTATCAGGAGCGGAACGAAGGCGCCGAGGGGATAGCGGCGCTTGCCATTGCCCCATTTGCTGTAGGCCTGGGTAATCAGAGCGGTGGCCTCGTCTTTGGTGTAGAACGGAATCTGCTTCTGTGCGAAGAGCTTGCGGCTGGGGACGATAACATTTGCAGCCGGGTTCTTCTTTACTTTGGGAGGCTCACAGCGGAGTCCCCATTTGAACGCGGCATTTACCGCATCATACGCTTTCTTAATCGTGGAGTAAGATTTGCCTTCATCTTTCAGCTTTGCAAGCATCTGTTGTATGTCGTCGCTCGTGACGGTGGAAAGTTGAATTTCGCCGAGAGATGGTTTGACATACAGGCTAATGGTCTGTTCAAGTCGGTCATAGCTTTTTGGTTTAAGCTCAAGAATTTTGACAGTTGTCATCCAGAGATCAAGATATGCCGCGAAGCTCTCTTTGTTGACGTACACATACTCAGTCTTAACTGATTCCAGGTAAATCTCTTTCAGTCTCTTATGGGCTTCCGGCTCGGATTTGCAATAGACAACTTTGTAGTCTGGTTTGCCGTTAGGTTTCTGTCCAATCTTCAGACGCCCGACCCATCTCTGATCGGAGCTGCGGAAGTAAACAGAGCCTGTGCCGTGTTCGTGTTTCTTTTTCGCTGTCGCCATAATTTAACCTCCTTGCATATGTAGCATATTCGGGCGGTAAATGTAGCAAAGTGAGAGTGTTAATTTTGCAAAACTTGTTCACATTTGAATATAAATTATAGCGACATTTTTTGGAAACGTCAATATATACGGAAAAAGTTTGTGCAATTAGAACAAAAAATCCCACCCGAAACGGGTGGGATTTTAGAGATTATTGGCAGGGGAAGAAGGCTTCGAACCCTCGGCCTACGGTTTTGGAGCCTGAAGGCCGGTCGCTCAATTCGTCAGTAAACATTGGGCAATTCAGCGGTCATTCTCCAAAATGTAGTAAAAATGTAGCAAAAATTTAAACCGTGTAGCATCTGCCAGTGTAGCGATTCAGCCACTCGTCGAAGCGTTCCGGTTTTACATACATCCTGCTTCCGATCTTAATGGTCGGGAATGTACTCATGTGCATCAGCTGATAGGCGCGGTTGATTCCACAGCCTATGATAGCAGATATGTCTTTCGCTGTCAATAATCTCTGCATAGCATCACCCCGTTACACGATGCACAGGCAGGTTATGACGGGGCAGTCGGGATTGGCGGGGTCGCCGTCATAGTATTCATGGTTGACGTACATCACGAAGTCCTTGCTGTAGTCAACGGTTACGGTCAGCTCCTGCGGATACTGCCGCAGCTTCTCAATGAATTCCGCTACTGTCATAGACGTCAGTCTCCCTGATGCTTGAGCAGATACTTGCGGGAGACGTTCTTGAAGGAGTCCTTGCCGTCCAGGCTGCGGTAGACGATTCCCTCCCTGTCGACAGCCGGATTGACGACGGACTTGCCGTCAGCCTGCAGCTTCAGTTCTTCCATAGTATCCGGCATCATGGCCTCGCCGAGAATCGGCACCCATTTCATGCCCCAGGATTCGATGATCTCCTTGCCTGCGCAGGAGGAGAAGCGTCCGTTGACTGAGTCGATCAGGTTGAAGACATAGAGGTCATCCTCCGGCAGCTTCAGTGGATTGCCCTGCACGGAGCCGACGCCCTCGCCCTGAATGCAGACCCACTCCAGGGTCTCCCCCATCTCCAGGTAGTCACGGAGATGCTTCTCGATATCGTACTTGAAGGCGAGATCCCAATAGATATTGTGATCGTGGTAGCACGCCTGCTTTTCGTCCTGCTGACGGACGTTGCGGGAGCAGACGTAGAACTCATACTTCTGCTTCTGGAAGCAGTTCTTGGTCAGACGGCGGAGACAGTAGGTACAACTCGTTCCGTCGAGCTTCTCTGTGGCAAGGTAGACCCGACCGTCACCAATGCGCCAGGGCTGATTCTCGACCCTTTCCTCGTCAGTCTTCTTGATGAAGCTCGGGAATTCTCTCGGCTTATCCTGCTTCTTCCCGAAGAATACGAACAGCAGCTTCTTGCCCCACTCCCGGCGCATCAGCCAGCGGAAGGGCTTGGTCTTGAACAGCTT